TCACTTACGCTGGACGAACTCGTAGAGGTCCTCAGCAAGCGCCTTGATGTCTGCAGCGCTTGGTCCAGGTGGAAACGCGCTGATTGGCTGCTTTGCGAGCTCTGCATTGCGCTGAATGATCTCACATTCAGCGTGCCACTTCTCAAATAGAATGTTCTTTGCCTCATTGAGCAGGCTGTGGCGAATTTCATATCCTGTTGCCATTGTCTTTTCCTTTGTGTGTGTGTGAATGCCGGTGTTTATGTCGACCGACTGCGACCTTTCGATCTTGCAGAGATCGAAAACTGTGTAAATGGCGGAAGCGGCCCGATTTGAACGGGCGGTGGGCTATTAACCCACGGAAGTTTTCAAGACTTCTGGAATAAACCGCTCTCCCACGCTTCCATTTAATTTTTTTGTGTCTGTCTTCTGTAGAAGTCATATCTTCTTGTGTAGCAGTTTTTAGCATGAAAATCAGGCATAAGACGTCTTATTCTCTTGCTAACGACTTGTGGTATTTCTTCAAGTCTGTCTGCAAGCAATTGAACCCATCCGTATTTAGAGAAGTCAATCTCACCAGACTCGTGCAATCGAAGAACTTCTTTTGTGAAGTCTTCTTCAAATTGCGCTTTCATCTCTCTGAGCTTTGACATTGACTCGTCTTCCTTCTTCTTTTTGGATTCCTGCTTAAGCTTTCTCTCTGTCAGAGACTTTAAACGAGCATCTAGTTTTTCTTTACTTAGCTCCTTCCTCTTATCGTAATCCTTGTTTCCGGGTCTTAAAATATCAGTGTTCTTTTTATTGCCTTTATTGTGCCAGTTTCTATATTTTGGAGTTAAAGCGTGGCAATTTGGACAGAGAACTTGAAGATTTGAAAACTCATTGTTTTGGTGGTTTCCATCAATGTGGTCGATCTCCAGAATTGTAGATCCGCAGGACCTGCTTTCATTGAACCCGCAGCGGCTACATTTGTATTCTGACTTTTTCAGAAGGTGCAGCCGCCTAAGTCCGTGACCAGATTCTGCCCAGTTGTTCACTACTTCGTTGAAAAAATGATCTAAAAAATTGAAACTTCTATGATTCGCCGCAAAGTGGCTCCTCAGCGTCCTAAAAGAATCTGTCTCAAATTCACATATGCACTTCATAATTTCGAACTCCTGATTCTAAATATCACTCAACATGAATTAGAACCAGGAGTTCGAAAAGTTTTTATGGTGCCCACGGGCTGAATCGAACAGCCAAATCGGCGTTACAAGGGCCGGGTTTTACCACTAAACTACGCGGGCAATTCCGACCACTCACGCCTGGTCGGCCAGCGTTGCCTCACTCCGCGGCTTCGGCGGAATCAGCGCTGTCGGACTCATCAGAGCCAGAGCAACCGCCGAGCGTGGCGATGCTGAGCATTCCGATGAGGGTAAACAGTGCGATCTTCATATCGACTCCTTTTGCATCCGTGATGCGTGTTAGATCATACACGATGTATGAACGGTTTATATCAACCAGAGGTCTAATTATTCTGGCTTTGGAACTTCTCCGTCAAAGCTGACAAGCAGCTCCATCCGGCCAGAATGCTCATTCATCGTCCACTCCATGAAGTAGTTGCGCCGGAAGTGGGACGTGAAGGCAGTGTGATTACTCTGGCACCAGAGCTCAAGCGCCTCCATCACTTCCCCTTCAGTGAAGTAGAGGTTGACGAGATTCGTTTCCCTCACGCGCCACCTGACGCCATGACGATGAATGGCATCACGAAAGCTGCGATGAATCCGATGATGACCAGTGCAAGCTCAATCTTTGAGCGGGTCTCGAAGTTGTCCATGATAATCTCCAGTTCAAAATGGTGGACCGGGTGGGGAACGATCCCACGACGCGCGGATTAAGAGTCCGATGCTCTACCAACTGAGCTACCGGTCCAAGATGGTGGCACTAACTTGATTCGAACAAGTGACAGAGCGTGTATGAAACGCTAGCTCTACCAGCTGAGCTATAGTGCCAAAATGGTAGGACTGGCCCGAATCGAACGGGCGACCCCCTGAATATCAGTCAGGTGCTCTAACCAGCTGAGCTACAGTCCTGTTTGTGACATCACTCTGGCGTTGCGGTATCGCTGCCGGTGTCAGACGTGCCCGTGTCGGATCCCGTATCAACAGGATCGGTCGCGGTGTCACCAGTGTCAACCGGGTCAACTGCGGTATCGGCAGTATCTCCGGTCTCACCTGTCTCCTCGGTGTCAGCAGTATCAGCTGTGTCGCCCGTGTCGATCACGTCACCGGAGTCATCAGCGCAGCTCTCGCCGGTGTCATCAGTCTCCTTGACGTCCTCGTCAGTGCTGCAAGCACCAAGTGCCAGAAGTCCCATCGTCACAATTGAAATCATTACGTTGCGCATCTTGTTGTCTCCTTTTTTTGATGATAAAATATATCAAAATCTTTAGCCTTTTACAGGTTTTTATCTCTATAGTTGATCATAAGTTAAAATTTCAAGATTTTTGAATTCTTTCTTAGTAATCAGCTTTATACAAAGATCAGGATGTTGCTCTTTTACAAGCTGCATCTTCTTTCTGTCTTTGTCAGAATAATAACCCTTGACTTCAATGATAAGATTGTCTGCAGGTACAAAGAAATCAGGAGAGTATGTTCTTCTGATATTATCGTCAATGTACTTAATATAGTGCTTTCTTGTCCACAACACGCCTTGCCTGTCTAGCCACAGAGAAACATCTCTTTCCCATGTCCCCCTAAGGGAGCATTCGTTTCCAAAAGAATCGCAAGACTTGTACCACTTAACATTTTTAAATCCACCATTTCCACTTTCATTGAGAAATCTTGATCTCGCTTCTGAAAGTTTCTCTTTGGTGGCAGCCTTAAGCGGTACGCCGATTCTGTTCTTCATAAATTCTCCAGCATCTACTCTCTTTCTTAGAGATTGCTGGGTTTTTGCAACTCTTTCATCTGTTTCTGCTGTGAGACCCTTGTTCCATGACGGCTTTCCTGCTCTATTTTTTCTGAGCTCACTAAGTTGATTATGAATCTTTTTGAGATGAGCATCGCCATCGCCATGGTTTAGCCAATAGTGTGTTGATATTCCATTTCTAGAATATTCTTTTTCACAAACATTGCATTTGTACCTTCCGTTTTCTCCTATCTTTGAAATTTCTTCTATCTTCATTTATTTCTCTCCAGCTTTAAATATTACTAAGCTGGCTGCTATGACCGTTGGCCCGGTGGGATTTGCACCCACGACTTCCACTTTATAAGAATGGCCTTCTGACTCCTGAATTACGGGCCAAGAACGGTTCCCAAGAGTCGATATTGAAGGACTTATATTCATCAAGCTTCAGACATCTAATGGTCCGACAGGCAGGACTCGAACCTGCATACACCAATTACTCTTTTTAATTGACCGGATATAAGCCGGGGGAGATACTGTCGGATTTATGGCCTCCTCGGCTGGACTCAAACCAGCGACATCTCGCTTAGAAGGCGAGCACTCTATTCAGCTGAGTTACGAGGAGATTAGGTGGTGGGGTGTATAGGACTCGAACCTATAACCTAGGGAGTAGAAATCCCTTGCGCTATCCAGTTGCGCCAACACCCCTTATTTCATCGTTAGTTCTCTCGGTTTTTCCACCGTTCCTTCCTAACTCTTTTATTATAACCTAGTGCCTCGCGCTTTACACGAGATTTTTATCGAAGGCTAGAATCAGCGAGCCGCTGCCAGAACTCACGCACAGAGCCCTCAGCAGAATCAGCCGGAAACTTCTTCACGATGTCATCAAAGTGAAAGGAGACCTCGATGAACTCTCCATCACGCTTTGCATGGGGTCCCATCGATTGTCCGAATGGATTAGAATCAGAGATACGCTTATCATTCACAGGCTGCGCAATATCAGAGAGCCCTGCTCGACGTAGATCATAGTCATCCTGCTTCACCTTGATGACTGGAGCAGACCGCTCAATCGCAGCGACACCGTTTGTCACACGGCCCGATCGGTTAACGCGCGTCTTACTATCAGCGAGACGATTACATCCGAGTGACGGGTTGTCGCCTTTTTGGATGTGTTCCATTCCAAGCTGGACTGGAACCTGGTGCATGATGTCAATCTTTGCGCTGTTCGGAATCATATCAATCTCCTTTTTACTGGCCTGTCTCGGTCAAGCGCTGAACAAGGTTGTGGATCGCGGTCTCGTTGCCTCCGTCGACGCGGTCGAACTTAGAGCCGTTCAGATACCCGATGACGGTCGGTACGGACATGATTCCTGATGCCTTCGAGAACTCTTGCGCTGTCTCAATGTCAACGTAGACAAAAGTGACATCGCTATTCTCATTCTCAAGCTTCTCGAGCTTGGTCTTGAGCAGCCTGCAGGGATAGCACCACGAAGCGCTAAACTGGATAACAACACGTGGCGTGCTGTTGATGAGCTCATGAATGTTGTCGTCGTTTCGGATGATCATTGTTTTTCCTAGATGGCGACCGAGGAGTGACTTGAACAGGGGACCCGCGGATTTGGAATTGATTCCCACCCCTCAACCCTGCTGGATGGAACCGAGGCTCCAAACTTCTGACCTTGCTAGCGCAGGGTGTCCCCGGTTGCGAGGGATGCCGGTTATCCGGCGGTCTGGGGTGGGAAAGTGGCTGCTCGGGTCGGATTCGAACCGACGTTGCACAAGGCACAGATTAACAGTCTGCTGACTAAGCCACTAGTCTACCGAGCAATAGGTTTGTTATAGTATTGTAAGTGAAGGTTTTTCGTAAACCAGAAAGGTGTTCTTCCCGTTGATTCAGCATAATCAGACAAAACTTGTTTCTTGACTAGTGAAAGTTCATTGTATTTACGCCATTTATCATTTAATTTTTTGACAGATGCGAAGCTTTTACATTCAACTATGAAGCATTCATTTTTTGTATTGATTATAAAATCAGGAATAAATCTTCTTTTTCTACCGTTGTCATCAAACACGATAGATTCTTCACATCTTTTCATTTCAATTGCATTAAATACTGTCTCAAAATAGTTCAAGCATGCATATTCTATTTTAGAATCACATCTTATTTCTTGATCTTGAAACTTGTACACGCATTTAATGGAATTAAAATTTGTCTTTCCTTCCATTATTGCTTTTGTTCTTGCAATTGAAAGTTTCTCTATTGTTTCTGGCCTTGAAACGGCATGTTTGTGCCCACAAGCTTTTGAACAAGTTTTTCTATATGATCTGCTTGGCTTAACACTAAAGGTCTTTGAACATTCCGGACATACTTTTTCAATAAGGATAGTTTTAGAAGATAAAGTTCTTGAAACTTTTGCATTCGTTTCTTCTCTATTGGTAAGAGAAGAAAAAGATCTGCTACATTTTGAACTACAAAATCTTCCGCTACCGTAGGTTCCCGTATTTTCAGTTCCACATTTTTCACAAGTTTTCATAATGACCTCTAAAAGTAATTATCTCGAACTTGTGTCTTCTGCCTTATTTGTCAATAAAAGGATAGCGGGCACCGGGATTCGAACCCGGTTATCCAGCTTGGAAGGCTGGTGCACAACCCATATGCCATGCCCGCAGAATGGTCGGACCACCCCGACTCGAACGGGGAATCGGGCTTTAGGAGAGCCCTGCGATATCCTGTTTCACCATGGTCCGTTTTGCTTTAGCGATAACCTCGCCTCGACTCTCTTATTATACCATGGGAGACAGGCTTTACACGAGAAGAAAAAAATATTAAGCCTCTTCTTCCTCTTGCGGTTCTTCCGCGGCGTCACCTGGTGCGACAGGGACTGATGCAGATGCAGGCGAAGCAATCTGCAACCCCTGCTTTGAGATGAGACCCGGCAGGATCATCTCTCTCGGGACAGAGTACATCCGCATATTTGCCTTGGTTCCAACGATAGCAATAACGTCATGGCCCGATAGCACGAGACCGTCCCAAAGGTCTGCACACCTATCAATAAGCCGTCGCACCTCTGCTACGTCAAGTGCAAAATTCACATCTTCATCTGCTATTCCTGAGGGATCTTGATCTGCGCGCGGGCTCCCGGATGACACGTAGATCTGATTCTTCTCTTTCCCAGCAATGTCAGCGTCGAGCTTGCTGAGCATGCTTCTGATCTGACCTCTTGAGATCGATCTGCCGGTTCCCTCTGCAAAGCCCTTCATCGCGGCGATCTTTTTGATTTCTTCAGATACGTCGACGATCTCTCGAAACTCGCCGCCCTTTTCTACATCGGCGCCCGGGAAGACTGTGCTAGACTTGTTCTCAAAATACTTGACGCTAAATCCGTTTCCACCGATTGTTAGGTCAGGTTCAGCGCCCGCCTCAGAATCACGCCCAAACATCAGGGTGGCTAGTGCCTCACCCTTGCCAATCGACGTTCCACGCGCACCCGGCTTCTCGAAGAGAGCAAGTGAGTAGAATTGACGCGGAATCGGATATTCTTTGATTCCCTTCTCGACCTCAGGATGTTTAATGGTGATTTCACCTGCAGGAGCATCTGGATCCTCTGATTCTGCCGGAAGGTTGTAAATACTTTCCTTGATCTCTTCTGGAGACATCTGGCTGAGAATGGCACGTGCCAGCTTGACAGCGCTTTGAGAGATTCTGCTCTCAATGATCCCAAGTCTACGACCTATCTCTTCGTCCTCTTCTGTGTAGCCTTGTAGCGCATCCTTTGTGTTCCCGATGCTGATCAAGTCATCCAGGTCTTCCGGAGACAGAATGAAGTTAGCCATCTTGTCTTCGGGTTGCCCGCGCTTGCGCCTGCCACCTGTTAAAACAGGCGTGGCTGTGATCGAGACGTTGTAGTTCTCGGCGAGCAGGATCTCTCTGATTGCGTGTCTTAGCATATTGTTTCGCATGCTTTGATAACTATCATCACGCATGTTGTAGCTTCCTCGTGCTCGTGCTGTGTCTGTTGCATCTGCTGTCCTGCACCGTCGCACGGCCATCGTGCACATCAAGGATGAGAACAGTCTCTCCCGATAGGAATCCGGGATCGACAGGACCGTAGATATCGTAGAAGCTGATCATGTCCTGTGTCAGTCTAGCAAGATCGCCGGCTCGAAAATCAGGCGGCAGGGACCGTGACTTCATAGCCTCGCTCCTTCAGCTGTGACAGCGCAAAATCGACCTCGACGATGAGTCCGTACTTCTCCCTGGTTGTCTCCTTGAACTTGCCGAGGACCAGCAACAGGTCGTCAGGCCGCGTGAGATTCCGCTCTCGAAGAATCGACTGGATGTTGTGTGAGAGGCCCTTCGACTCAATTCGCCTGATGACGCTCTCGTCGAAGTCCTCGCAGAGCGCTCGCATGATCCATTCCGTGATTAGAGGCTCCGAGCGGGGCGTCACCCCTGCGATCCCACGATGCTTGAAGTACTTCATGATCCGGCTGCCCATGAAGGGTGAGGTGTTGTTCTTCACGTCGAGCCGACGGTCAGCCTCGATCTCCTTGAACCGGCTGTTGACAAAGACATGGTCGCGGGTGATCCCGACGCAGGCGTTCGTGAAGTCGAACCGCTGCAGCTGCTCCTCCATGGGCAGGATTAGCTTCTCGCTGTCAACGAGCTGGATGCGCATGTTCTGGTTGTGAATCTCGAGCGCATTGCCGCCGAAAGAGCGGAAGGTGGACATGAACTTGAACCTGTGAGATTCTGCCTTTGAGGGGTCTTCAAAGAAGATGTCAATGTCACCCGCAGGGGCCCTGCCAAGTGGTCCACGGTCACCCTTCAGGTAAGCGCCGATCGCGTCACCACGCATCAGGGAGCGTCCAAACCCGCCAGCGATGTAGCATCCATCGTCTAGAAGGGTGGAGACCAGACCTGGATCAATTAGAATCCGCTGTAGCAGGGCGCGCTCGGGATGTGCGTCGATGACGTCATTGAGGTTGAGCCGCTCGTATTGGTCGTTCACTATGCCTCCTACGATCATCATACCACTGTGGCGATCGATCGCACGACAATCGTATATCGAGAGGCTAGTCTTTTACAACGTAGACCGGATTGCTCTCGCAGTCGCGCAGCATCAACTTCAGACGCATGATGATCGCGTCCTCGTCTGCCAGGTGGTCGCGGCTGTCAATCGAAAGCATGGTGCTGTCGCTTGTCACATGCTCCGTGAGGCCCGTCTCTCTGTCATATGAGATGACACCCACGCTAAAGCTGACGACCTTGTCATCCCTGACTGTCTTCACAATTCCAAAGCGGCGCCTCACTTCCTGGGCTCACTTGATATCGTTAGTCGACTGGTCGATCTCTGCATTCCAGTCGGTGCGGAGCTTGATCAGTGGGTTGAAGCTAGCATTGCGTCGATCGATGACCAGCGCGCCCTGTGGCTTCTGCAGGACACCCTCGACCTCGAGGCCCTCAAAGTCGATCTCGGTCTTCTGCTTGTAGACGACCTTGCGATCCTCCTCGTCCACGTTCTCATCACCCGCTAGTGCTATCGCCGCTAGCAACAACCAAATTGACATCTTTTTCCTCGCAGTCTACTTTATCTATACCTTCTTGCGCAATGCTTTCTATGATCTGGTCCAGCATATACAGAGTGTTTGATTGCTTCCAGACCTGCTGTGACCAATCTAGCAGGTCAGAATTCATGGAATAATTTGCTGCTGGACCTTCTCGCTGGACACGCTCATCAACAAGAGACGTGGCTTTCTTGAGGCCCGTGAGAGCATCAATGAAGCACATGTATGCAACATGCCGCATCTCCCTGATTCGATTCAGATCTCGGAGCAGAGGACTCTTTTGCTCAGACATCCACCATCAGGTCCTTGATGAATGCCTCGACTGGATAGAGCTTACCCTCGTGGAGCACCTCGATGACGGCGATCCTGTTCTTCTGTGCAGGACCTGCATCAAGGCTGTGTGTGATCTGAGAGAATCTGATCTCTCTAACCACGCCCTTTATCTTTCCGTTGTAAGCGTGAAAAACCTTGTCACCGACCTTGATCATTTTTCCCTCTTAGAATTCTACTGGCTTTACAGAGCCTGGATTTCTCGTGAGCCACTCGAGAGGATTTGCAAGCCTGCCCCTCTTGAACCCGCCTCCCTCCCAGGTTTCCCAGTGAAGATGCGGTCCAGTTGAACGACCTGTGTTTCCAGACAGTGCTATTGTATCACCTGTTTCGACTTCGTCACCCACATTGGCAAGAACTTTGCTTAGGTGCAGGTACCGAGTAACATCTCCGTTATCGTGCGTGACCTCGACATAGACCCCTGCTGTAGAACTTCCCGGTGGCGGGACCACCTTTGTGACTTTTCCTGCAAGCGCCGCGCGAACTGGAGTTCCCGTCCTCACACCGATGTCAAGACCCTGGTGCTTCGATCTCTTCCCAGTAAACGGATCGTTTCTCATTCCGACCTTGCTTGAGAGCCTTCCAACTATGGCAGCTGCGGCCGGTGCGGAAGCGAGCGCAGAACTCAGGCTCGAATCTGACGCTGCCTGCTCTGGATCAATCTTTGCCAGAACACCGGTCACTGGGACTGGAAGTGTGCAGCTTTTAATCCTCTCAACAACAGCATCTGCAATCTCAGACACGACCGGCGGATCCTTGATGTGAATCCCATCTAGGCTCGGCGGGAATGTCACACCAGACTGCTGCAATGTCCCACCGGAAACAACGTCGCGAGGATCGATGAAGGTTGCGCCCACCTTCTCAACAGCGGACCGCAGATCCTTGCAATAGTTCTCGCGCTCTCGTGCATAGTTTCCTCCGCCAAGGAGGAACCAGAAGTCAGAGGATACCGGCATGCCACGATTCAGACCTGCGTCCATGGCATGAGTCGTGTCAACTATCTCTGTAACGGGAGGCGGAATGACGACGAAGCAGCGAGCAGGTGTGAATAGCTTGATTAATTTGACAACGCTCTCAGCCTGCTCACCGGGCTTGTAGCCCGGGAATATGATCACAACATCATACTGGTCACGATCTCGTACATTGACCGCAACCTTGGAGTAGATGAAGTTCATGCTCTTCGCTGACTGTGGATTAAAATCAAATTCAAACTTTCCAGTCGCCTCGAGCGCGCGCATCACGTCTGGCCCGATCACGCCAGCCTGTGATCCTCCAACAATGAGCGCGCGCTTGTCGCTGTCAATCCGAAGCGCATCACTGAGCGGGATTGACTCAAGGGCAGCATCTGCAATCTCTGCGCTGACCTGCTCCTTCTCAGCAGACTTGCCTGGGCGCGCGGTCTCGCCGGTTTCCTCGTCGTAAGCATCTTCTTCCTCGTCATCGCCCGAAAAGAAGTCAACGACGTTCTTTACGACCGGAATGTCAAGAAGCTTCTTTGCTGAGGCCTTCAGGTCCTCGATGGAGATCTCATTTATCTGGTTTCTTCTGTACTTCATGAGATTTAATTATTACGCACGCTCATCATGTTCGTTTGTATCTGTCGCAACGCCTGCCGGAAGACGCTTAAGATCAGTTCTCCTAAACGGCAGCACGCGGGGATTCTGAGTGTCCTTGTTCATTAGGACCTCGTAATAGCCCGCGCCATAGATTCCCACGACTATTCCGATCTTCTTGCTTGGTGTTAGAACAATATCGCCAGCATCTATTTCTTCAAGTAGAGTCTGCATGACTTCTCTTAGCATCGAGCTGGCTGTAGATCTGCTTGAGCCCCTCCTGCGTAATCTTCTCGCCCTTGATTGTCTCGAATATTTCAATTGCCGACTCAACTCCGTCATCGTATCCTGCAAGATACTGTGACTGAGATTGGTAGTGGATGACTGTGGCAGTTAGAGTTCGTATCCTCGATTCCTGCTTGTCGATCCTCTCGGCAAGATCAGAGAGAAGCGCGCCGATGTTTTCGATCGATGTCTGCTCAAGACCGGGAATCTTTTTAACAGCCTCGATGGCTTCCATCAGCTCGCGGCGCTCCTCTATCTCCTGGCGCATGTAAACGCTTAGGTCTAGAACCTCCTGGTATGCGTCGACAAGCGCATCTCTGCCATTTCTAATCCGCAGCGGGATGCCGTACTTGGCACGGCCTAGCCGATCTCGATCTGTCATATCCTTGATGACAAGGGGCCATACATCAGCTTGCTCGCTCTTAGGGAAAGGCTGTGCGTAAATTGCTGGATTCTTCTCGCCCTTTGACACGTGCTTATCCTTGCTCTTCTTTCCCATTAGATCTCCTGTATGGAATACTACCACGAGAGCTCGATTATTTTAAGCTAATCGCAGTTTTGCCCCAAAATGTAGGCTTGCCAGCGTCCAACAATGCCAAAGATCTTCTCAAGGTCTGACTTAAAGACGAGGAGATCGTCGAGATCAGCCGGAAGGGAATGATCAGTTAGCAGGCGCAAAGATTCAACAGTTGTGTCAAACGGGTAGACAGCCTCCATCATGCTGCGGTATGAGAACTCACAGGTGAGTCCGAGTTTCGCAAGATCAGCGCTGTACTCGTTGGCTGTGCTTAGCGCGGGGCCCCCCATCATTCCGACGCAGCTATCTAGCCACTTGTCAGTTAGCTCTCTGATTCCCCGATAGGCGCTGTCCTTGATTGGCAGGATCATGCAATCCTTCTGGAATTGCATGCATGCGTGACCTCCTGCCTGATGCTCGATGAGGCGCCAGGCAGTAGGGTCTCGAAACGATCCATACGGGCTATTCGTCGTCAGGACAAGAATCGGGAGCTTGAGGTCCTCAGACCAAGTTGCGATGCGCTCGATTTGCACTCTTTACCTCCTCAAGATCTACTAGACGGTAGAATCGATCCCAGGCGACGTTGAAGTGCCCTGGGATGGTCCGGTCTCGGCTGTGGATGTGACCATGAACAACGATGTCAGGTGACATCTGCTCAAAGACTCGAACAGACTCCGGATTCATCGATGTGGCAGGCTTGTGGATGAAGAGCATCCCGTCCTCAAAGGTCCAATCAGCGACAGACTCGAATCCTGCGCAGATGTACCACATGTCAGCCTGATGGTCGTGATTTCCTCGAATTAGGGTCTTTCTCCCCGGAAGATCACCAATGATCTTCTGTAGCGCCTCCTTCCGGGGCCCCAGTCCAGCAGACAGGTCGCCGACCACGATGACGCGATCGTCTGATGCAACGACCTCGTTCCAGGCGCTGATGATCTTCTGATTCATCTGGTCGACCGTCTCGTGCGGGCGTCCGCAGTAGGCGATGATGTTTTCGTGGAACAGGTGCAGGTCAGATGTAATCCACGTCCTCACGTTTCTCTCCTAAGACATTATACCATAGTGCGCGAAGTTTACACGCGAAGCGCGTACTGGTCGATCTTCCTGATCTTGCTCAGGGTGATCGTGTCTGAAGCGCACATGTCGAGGCAGATCCTCGTGACCAGAAGAGATGCGTACAGCCTATCGGAAAATCTTGCACTCCTTGTGCTCGGTATCATTATCAAGGGGCACCATCACTTCCTCGCCCTGGGGGCGAGAATGCTGATGTTATCGGATCCAGTCGGTGTCCTATCGGCTTCTTTGTTGACCATTTTGAGTGCCTCCCTTCTATAAGTAGGAAGGTGGATCACTTCTTTTTCTGGATTCTCGGATAAACCTTTCGATATTTTTCCATCGCCCACATGACGCCGGGCAGAAGATACCGATGCAGCTGGCACTCGGGCACCTTGTTGAATGGCACCCAGACCACCTCGTCATGCTCCTTGATTCCGTTCTCAGGATTTGGCTTGATCTTTGCATCAGGGCAGAGCGTCTCTGCAACGTAGAGATGCACATTCTTGCGCGTGCGGCCGGTGCTTCGATCGATGTTTCTGCACATGTAACGGTCGGGTGCCAGCATGACAGCGACAGTCTCTGATGCGAGCAGCTCTGATCCCATCGGAAGGAGCGTGTAATCAGCCTCCTGGAAGAGCTCATCAGCAGCGCAGAGCAGGATCGGATCCACACGCTCAGCCGACTCAAAATGAACGGGCTCAATGTGCCCCTTGGGCAAGTCATACTTCTTTCCGATTCGAAGCATGAGAACGCAGGGGCCGCGCTTCGGATCGTCCCGAATTACAACAACGCCTGCTGATATCTCTGGTTCTCTGTCATTGCCTTGCATAATCATCCTCGAGCCTGACGACATCGTCCAGCTCGGGGGTTGAAACCTCTACTAGGACGACTGGGACATCGCGTGCCCCAAATCTATGTATCGTCCCGGGTGACACGTGGAAAACTTCTCCCCTGTCGAGTACACGATCAGAGAAGCCTCCTGCTCCGTCCGATGTCTCAAGGATCAGCTTGCCTTCAAGCACACGGATCGTCTCGGTCTTCACGTTGTGATACTGCCTGCTCAGGCGGCAACCTGGGTTGATATGCAGAAACTTGCCAACGTACCTGTCAGTCTCAGCCCAGATCTCCTCATAGCCCCAGGGCTTCTTGATCAGACGCACGCTCATGACCGCACCGCCTTGACGAGGTCAGACGAGGACTGAATCTTTCCGCCGCCGACGCCGAACATCACCTTGCAGCCGATCCGCTCGCACAGATCAAACTCAGGGACATTCTCGGCACTGTCGCGGTCACCGCCCTTCGTGAAGTAGACTGGACGAAGGATCTCGAGCGCGCCGGTCACGAACTGCGTGCCATCATCCCAGAGGACGACGGCGTCGACGCCGGCAACACCTGCGATAATCTCAGCACGCTCCATCTCGGGCATGAAGGCAAAGCCCTTCTTCCGATTCAGAAATCCGTCACCGTTGACGATGACGACAAGCGGTAGCTTGTTGTTGTGTGCTAAGGAAGCTGAAGCCTGCAGGCAGCGAAGGTGTCCGACGTGCATCGGATCAAAGCCACCCGATGTTGTGACGCAGGTTCTGAACTTTGGCATTGCCAGGAGCTCATTTGGATGCGAGTAGATTTTTGTGATCATGCCCTACTCTAACGTGTTTGTCAGGCCAATTAAAGGCCGTCTTCCATCTCAACAGCCACACGCTGCTTCAGCAGGTAGACGAAGTCCTCAATCGCGTTTGCGTGAGCAGCAATTAGATCGTTGAGACCCAGAGAGAGCGCGCCGCAATCCTCGAGGCACTTGAACTGCTCCTCAAGGAAGCTGATGATGTCCTGCACCATGCAGAGTCCTGATGCTGCGATCGCTGTGGGTGAAATCGAGGCGGGCGACGGATAGGCACAGACGATCTGCGCGCCGGCAGCGAGCTGCTCCTTCGGGCAGGAGAGCTCCATTCCCACCTGCGCGATGCCCTTCTCGATCACGCCGTCGATCTGATCCTGGAAGAACTCGTACATCTTTGGATACAGGTTGACGTGATCACCTGAGAAGGAGACGCCGCGTGTTGTATGGTGTGCTGAGTGGAACCAGACGTAAGCAGCGCGCAGGTAGGCGATGTAGGAAAAGTAGAACTCACGGAGCTTCTGGCTGTGATCGTCCCCGGAGTCGAGCTTGATGACTAGTGTGTTCTGTTGCATGGGATTATTTATTCAGCACCTGCCAGTCGAAGACGCGAACCGGAATATTGATCCCGCAGGCAGGAACTCCGAGCGCACGCAGCTCATCATCGGAGTTCTTAACCTGCAACCCCCAGCCTCGCCATCCGCCCTCGATGCGCTCTGCCTCTGTGATCCTGATGTCTAGCTCGAGGCCGCAGGGCGCAAGCATCCGCACGATCTTCCCGGGAGTCGGGACCCCTGATAGGTCAAGCACACCTGATTGCTCAGCATCAGCGGAGGGCGGAAGATCCCGTGCGCCTGAGCGCCTGATCACGCTACCCATTCTCTCTCACCAGCCTCAGCTTTTCAGTGCGTGGGAGGCGCTTCACTCGAATCTCCTCACGCTGCGCGTCGGAGCGGCTGTGCATCGGAAAAGCGATGAGCAGTCTGACAGGCCGCCTGCTTCTCGTGTACTTCGCACCCCGCGGTGACGTGTTGTGCTCACGAACCCGGCGCTCGACGTCGGTCGTGCAGCCCGTGTAGATCGTGCCGTCGGCGCACTCAAGCATGTATACAAACCACCCTCTCTCGCTGCGTGTCGCATCCTGTTGCATCATAACCTACCCAATGCATGTTTAATTGGCGACCGCGCCAGATCACAACAGGCGCGATCTGGCGCGGTGAGACCCTAGTTGTAGCCACCAGCCGCGACGGTCGCGCGGCGGAAGGTGTTGTTGATCACGGTGTTGAGGTCCTTCGAGAGGTAGAGCGGCGTGCCGAGCGGATTCGTGTCGGAGACGATGTACGACGTGATCGCGTACTTGATCGGATTTCCACCAGGTCCCGCCTCACCCATGCGCATCGCCTGCTCGGGCGTGATGATGTTGATGTCTTCGGGCAGGCTCGCTCTTGGGATGGGCGTCGGATCGTAGCTTGCATCAATGACGCTGAATCCTCCCGGGCCGTATGTCACCATGTTCTTGTCCGACCGCCAGCGGATGGACTGGACCGGAAGGAATCCGACGTTGGCGCCCGGGCCTGGAGCCGCTAGCTGCTGCCTGCTCAGAGAGTAGTCAACGACCCAGTGTGCAGCCTGCTCACTTAGCATCCGCCGCGACTCGGAGATCACCTGCGAGCCGAGCGGGCTGCGGAGGCGAACGGGGACGAGGATGTACTCGAAGCTCGGATTTGCGACGCGAAGCTCGAAGTCATCACCTCCACCGACTGGAACCCGCTTCTGCAGGATCGCAGGAGTCCTCCGGACAGCCGGCGATCCGTCCTTCTTGATGTAGACGTTGTCGAGCTCAAAACCGGGTGAGGTGCCTGCAACTGTCCGGCCCGGGCGCGAGGTGATGTTTGTGACCTCTCGCGCAAGATCAGCAGCGCTCGGGCCTGCTGCAGGGGCTGGCTTGGGAACGATCGCCTTGAAGTCGATGATGGGAGTCGCGTAGGACAGCGTCGTGACCAGGACGTAAGCCTCATCTTCGATCTGCAGGATGAACCTGACCTGCTGACCCATCATCTTCAGGAGGCTCTTTGCGTCATCGCCAGAGACATCAGGCGTGATGCTGAAGCCCTTGATGGTGGCTGGATCGTTAGCGCCATTGCCGATGCACACGACCAAGCCCTTCGGGTAGTCGCGACTGAGCGCCTTGAGCTTGATGAGATTGGGAGTTGACGGAGCGCTTCCAGCAGGAACGGGACCGGTCTCAGAGCCGCCGAGCTCGATGAAGATCTTGGCTGTCCGGGGGATCATGTCATTGTTCGGGCCCAGGATGGTCAGGAACGGGAAGGGCGAGGCAGCGCCGGAAAAGAGCAGCTCCTGCCAGAGAGGATCGTCGGAGAAGAAGGTGCCGCCCGATCGAATCTCAACCTGCGCAGCAGCTGCCTCAACTTCGTTGTATTTCGGTCCTGCAGAGGCTGCATAGGTGAAGCGGAGGAACCGGATGAGGCCCTGGTCGCCTGCCGGAAACTTGTCACCGGCGCCGGACCAGCTGGGCCTTGTGGCGCCCTTCAGGCCACTGAGCTTGTTGATCTTGTTAGGATAATCTTCAAAGAAGAGATTGGCCTTACCTGTAGCTTTTGCCTCGATCGTCTCGATGAGAGCTGTCAGAGCAGCAGCTGCACTTGGTCCGAACGTGTTGCCCTGCTTGATCGCGTCGCCGAGTGCATTATTGGGCTTCGCTTTTGTGCCTAGATTCCTTGCATATTTTTCATAATAAAGATCGACGTTATTCGCGAGGAAGAGGAGAAGGGGATCGTCGGCTGGCGCCGGAGCGGAGGCGGCTGGCGTGGGCGCATTGCTGTCGGGTGTAGTTGTGTCGATGACTGCTCTAGCTGTATCACTGACAGCACCTGTGACAGCAGACGCCGCTGCAACGACGGCGCTAGGCTGTGCAGGCTCTACACCGACGACGTTGAACATCGTGAGGAGGTAGTCTGCAAAGCCATCGACGCCCGCGGGGGCGGTCTGATTAGTAGCGCTAGCGAAGTCTGTGCCAGCAACGTTAAGATATCCTTTTAAGACTGCTGAGATTGTGACATCAGGCTTCTCAAGTTCTGCTATGAGTGTATCCCAATCAGACTCTTTGAAGGCTTTATTGATCAGATCTTGCTCATCTACATCATTCAAGCCCAGCTTGGACTTGAACCAATTCTTGAGACGTTCAGATCCGCTTGTCTTGCTCGCAGCGATCTTTTCCTTCAATTTTTTGCACAGCATGACAAGAATAGCCAGCGTGATGGGGCTTGGGTCTTTCTCGCCAGAAATGTTGCTAATGTCCTCCAGAGCGGTCGTCTCTTCGACCTGAGATCCAGAATACGTGTGCTGCCTATTCTCTGTTCCTGCTATACCTGCAGGTGTCGCTAGCGCAACCATCGTGTCGTTCAGCTTTTTGAACAAATTATCGTCGCCGCGCTTGTGCGCGAAAACGGTTGTGGTGGCTCCGCCCGGAGCAGAAGATTTCTTTGCAGAAGAACCATTCGCGGCGCCCAACTCAGCTTTTGTTTTAAGGATCACATTTGAAGCATCACCATATGCATATCTTTTTGGTTGACCTGCCGGTGTCTCATCTCCTGCCTCATAGCGGCTGAGTGTGGTGACGCCCACATTTATGCTGGTTGGCGGTGACCAGTCCGCCTCATTTAGCAGCACTCGGCGCACGGCTTCTCGGATCCGCTCCTCTTCAGGCAATCTTTTCATGGCTATTCCTTCTTCTTTGATGCGACGAGAGCATCATACTCAGTCTTCGTAATTCCACCGTTTATTGCCTTTTCTGCGAAGTTTGCGATCGCAGCTGCGAGCCTTTCGCCTCTCACTTGGTCTTTTCGTACATCTTCTGTGTATTGAGCTGGGCTAATTGATGTGGGCATCCGAATGAATGTGCCTAGCTTTCCTGTCTCAAAGCCACCCTCCGACCAGTCTTCGGCCAAGTATTTAAGCTCGTTAGCTGTGCCAGAAGAAAGAGAATTTTTGGCTTTCATGTTCGAGAATGCCTCTTGAAACGATGCCAATACTCCGGGCGCGTCCTTCGACATCTGGGTCACTGAGATCTCAGCGAGTGCTAGGCCCTTGTTGAGTATGTTCATCGCTGTAACGTAGGTGGCGATTGTTCCAGCGTTGGTGATCATCCCGCGGTAGAGAAGCGTGGTATAAACATCCCCGAAGTATTGGATGACGTTATCGTATGGGATTCCAAATCGAGTCGAGAGAGCACCCAGGTTGTCTTTGACGCGCTTGAGCGACTTCTCTTTTGCTTGAATTATTTGAGACTTTTGTCTTAATCTTTCAAGCAGATCGTTAGTCACGCTGGCGGGAACAGAAGTCGGTATTAGGCTCTTTTCCGCTGCGGCGACATCAAAGCTTCCCGCTGCTTTTCTTGCCCGTGGAACAAATTCCTCAAGCTCGCTGAGGCGTGCCGCGTCATCTTCTGAGAAAACGGGTCGAGATGTTGAACTCAAAAGCGCTTGATCTTCTGCACTCATTTGGCTGGTCAGTTGCGTGCGTGACAAAGGATTTGAGCTTCCTCTTTGTGCAAGCACAGAAGCGTTTATTTTGTCTTCTAGCTCGCGATATCTTTCTACATCAGCCTTCTTCCTCCTGAGCGTCACCAGCTCGGCCTCGAGACCCTGTATTGCAGTTGTCCGACCAACTGAGGTAGCAACAGTGGTTCCCGCTGGTGATAGTCTCTGTAGAGTCGGAGTAAGATTCAGGACCTCTGTCTCGAATTTGATGATTTCTTCGTCAAGAGCTCTTTCTCTTTTGACAAGTGTAAGTGCTTGTTCGTATCCCGTTTCATTCTGAAGCACCCTGAAGGCCTGAGGGAGCGAATCAATCTCTGCCTGAACAGATGCCTGCCACGCCTCGACATTTCCTCTTGCAGCAGAGATCTCACCGAACGGGTCAGCTAACCGTGCAATAGGCGCCTTGGTCGCAGTTTTGAGTGCCTGTGCGCCTCCTGCCAGAAGAATGGAACCAATTATTTCAAGAATTATCCACCCAGCGCCTGAAGCCTGTTCATCGCTGTAGATCTTATTTGCACCGTCGACAAGGGCAAAGACAGTAAGCTGCTTAGATCTGATAAATGGCTCTTGCACTACAGTGGGTCTGTTGTAGCCTGCAATTAAAATATCAGATATCTTTTCAAGATCATCAAGGCTAAGGTAATCGTAAGCGGGCCCGCCTATTCCTTCCATGATATTGTAAATCTGTCTAGCAAGATTTGCTATTGGATAAAATTGGTCATCTTCAATTTGGCTGATTGTAGAATTCAAATCTTTGATGACTCCCTGTATGTCAAAACCCTGATTGAATGCTTCAATTAGGCTGGAAACCTGTACGCTGCCGAGAGTGCCTCCCTCCAGCACATCAATGTCTTCTTCAGTTGTTCGAGTTGTTGGCGGCGTCGTGTAATAGCCAAGCTCTTTATCTTTGACACTGTCTGGTGGGACGTTCGGAGTCAATGATCCAGTCTTGAATGCCTTTTCCACCAAGAAACTGTATAATCCTGAGAGTGTCTTGGGCTTGTTGCTATACACGAGCAGTTGATCAATTTCTGGCATAATATCAAGAATGGGCACTTGCACCAGTTCTTGATTTTTATCCATTGCGTTGACATAAGAAAATCCGCCAGCAAGTTTCTCTATGAGAAAAGCTGTGATCATCTGATTGATTTTCAGTCCGCTGAGCTGTGCGTTGTCAATCATTCTAAAGGCAGCCTGTGCTGTCAGTCCGTCTATTTTCTTGTCAGCGGGACTGGATTCAGCTGTGGTGAACTCTGGAATGCTCGTTTCTTTTGCAGACGGAGAAAACAGAAAATATACAAGGCGCTTTGCATTTTCTTTGTTGTTAGCAGCTGAGATTTCATCCGCGGCCATATCGATCAAAAAATTTGATCCCGTAGCTGTTCGAACTTCCGAAATCAGACGCATCACAGCACGCCTTAGATCTCTCTCCTTGACTACGATTCTCATTGATTCATTCCTTCCTTGAATTAAATATCTCACAGAATATCGATATGTAATTAATCGGCAGGGCGAGAAAACCATGAACAAGACGATTGTAAGAAGATTTATCAGAGAAAGCTTGGAGCACAGTTCTCAATTGAAAGACAATCATCAGATTAATGAAATCGCTCCTGCAATTATAGGAGGGCTAGCGCTTCTTTACTCTTTGTTGCCAAATGTTGCAAATGCGCCAGACGTCTGTGATACAACATATCGGTTCTCCTCATCACAAATTGCTGTAGGTGCTCTTTTGTCTTGTTGTCTTGTTTGGGAGCTTGGACTGGCACCTGCAGGATCAAGCGTTGCAATACGATTCCCACGAGTGGCAGCTGCTATTAAATCTCAAACTTTCTTGTCTTCTATATTTTCGTCAGGAGTTATTGCATATCGGTGTGTTAGAATAGTTGAAATAGCTTGCTCAGAAACTGCGGATACAAATCAGCTTATTGCAAAGGAAGTATCAGATCTTGCTCTAGAGCTTATTACAATTTGGACGATACACTTCGCATCACAGTATTCTGGATCGATCATTGCAGGAAAAGTAACAATACCACCCGGATCGGGACCGGTAACACAAGGGATCAAGTCTGCAAGCGATATTGTTTCTGGTCTTGCTCTGGCACTTAGCTCAATTCCTGACCCGATAAAAGCCATGGTTCCGCAACTTGCAGCCGGTCTTTCCATTGTTGCATTAAATTCTAAGAAAGACGTAATTTCACAAAATGTCGCAGAATCAGTTTCCGGATATCCTATTTCCACTTACCTGGAAGATTTAGAAGAAGCTGAGTCTAGGTCAATGATGGAGAAATCAATCATTGATGATATAAACAGACTATCTGATGAAAAAACAATTTATGGCATGATCAAAGCATCAGAAAAACCAGAAAATATTACAATATTTGGAATTGATATCATAAACAACTGGAAAAGTGTCTACGTCTGCTCTTCTGAAGCTATCAAATCGCATGCGCTTAAAATGCAAAAGTCTCTTGATTAGATTGCAGGTGCTTACCTCGTATGCTCATCAGCCACACAAGACGAAGCCCAGCTCTCTGGCTTCAGCTTGCACTCAAATCCAGCTGCCTTCGCGTAACCAGCCACTTGATCTGCAACGCCATTCGATAGATTCTCCTTGTGCTGACTGACGTCTAGGTGGATCTCGATCCTCGCTTCGGGAAACTCCTCCTGCAGCTCAAGGCCCAGCATGATTGACATTTCAGCCTCAGCCATCAGCCGTGCACGCATCGAGCTTCGTAGAGGAATCTGCGTCCGAGTCCGACTGAAGAAGTATCGGCCGCCACGTCGCTCACTCTCGTTGTAGAGCACAATCGCGGTCGCGTAGGTGCAGCACGTCCCGATGACATTGCTATCACAACCGATAAAGATCCTGCCTCCGGAAACGACGTGATCTCGAATGATCTGTGTGATCTGGTCGCTTGGTACGTGTGCACCTGCTGCGCTGTGCCATAACTGCTCTCTCCACGTCATGATCCCTCCTTGATCGCAACCCTGAATGCATCGGGGAAGAGCTCCTTGTGCTGCCCATAGAACCTGCGCCAGTCAGCATCGAGGATGTAGGTTGCAGCGTGATCAGTCTCGCTGCGAATCGCGCGACCTACCGACTGGACGATCGTCTTCACAGTCTGCATCGGGTACCACCAGGTCCAGCGGTGCATCCGCTTGCGGACAAGCTTATCGCCGAGCGAAGGATACGGCACCTTCATCAGGATCTGGAATCGTGCAAGGTCATCTCGAAGGTCGACGCCCTCAGCCATGCTGGGTGAGACGAGGACGGTAGGCTCCTTTGATGTGAGGTGCTTCTTCAGCGCTTCCTCACGATCGTGGCTGTCATGAAAGATCAGCCGCTTATCTCGGATATTCTTCTTTAGATAGTTGGCCACCTTAAACGAGTGAGCATGGATGATGCCCTTCTCACCCTTGTGCTCCTTCAGGATCTCCTTCACCGCCTGCACCATCTTGGGCAGTGTGTTGTCGATGTTGTCAGCAGACATGCTGCCGATAGGGAAGGGCATGATGGGTCGATTCTCAGACGGGAACGGTGTCGGGATCGTCAGGCAGGCGCGCTGCGCCTCGGGAATGCCCAGGCTCTCTGAGAAGATATCGGGTCGAATGACAGTTGCTGACATCAGCAGCACGCGCTTCCCGAGCCGGAACAGCGTGTCCTCCGCGAACGGCGAGACGTCAATTGGCTTGAAGGTGATCTTTGCACCGGACCCGCCGACAGGTGGCAGGCTCTCGAAAACCCAGTTGTCCGCGTTCTGCACCTGCAGGAACTTGATCACCTTGTCGACATGAGACTTCAGCGCGGTGCACTTCTTGAGCAGGTCGGCGTACTCCTTCTCATGCCCCTCGAGGCCCTTGAAGTCCTGGACGTCACGTTCCATCTCGAGGACGACACGCTGCGCGTTCAGGAGGTAGACCTCCTTGATCCACTTCACTGCCTGCGCGTGTGTTGCAACCTCGGGCCACTCGAGACCAATTCCGTGCGCAGTGCGATCAGTGATCGCAAGCTCGATGAAGCGGCTCAGCTCGGGATCTGCATTGTGGCACTCATCGACCACCAGCAGGTTGCGCTTGCTGATCTTGCCGCTGCCTCCAGCTGATTCGGTCAGCGCGTAGGAGAAGTTCGTGACCGACTCAGGCGCCTCAAGGAATGACTTCTTCTCGTTCTTGTAGTTGCAGTTCGAGATGCAGGACTTGAAGAACCGAGATGACTTATCAGCAGCGCGCAGCATCTGCTGCCCCTCGCTGCAGCTGATCTTCTTGTGAAATCCGCAGGTGTAATTCGCTGAAGAGCGGATTGACTTCATGCAGCCCTTATTGCCGCCGAAGTCATCGAGGTACTGCTCCTGCAGGATCTTCTGTGTCGTCAGGAACCAGGCACCCGGTGCCACCTCAGGCTTCTGATTGGGGTCTGTAGAGGCTGCAGGAGGATCATGCGCGTTCAGGTACCGTGCCACAGTGACAGCAATAGCAGACTTGCCAACACCAGTGCCAAGATCAGCAATGACAAATCGCTTCCCATCTTCGACAAATGACTTCAGGATGAAGTTGATCGCCTCGATCTGCTCAGAACGGGGCTCTTTGAAGGGGAAGTATTGGACCCAGCTATCGCGGTCAATGTTGCTCACTGATTCTCCGTTGGATTCCACCAGGTGGGCTGCGCGCTGTATTTCCACTTTGCGATCCGCACCTTGTGCTTGTTGTAGTAATTCCTGTAAGATTGTACAGCGTCATCTGGCACTTTGCAATCCTCGGGCATCGCAAGCGCAAAAGGAGTGATGCCGACAGGATCATCGACACGACCCTCAAAGGTGGGCGGGATCATGCGGTTGAGCCAGCGGTGGACCTCGTGGCTCTTGTGCACCTTTCCGTAGCGCTTCGTGTACTCCGCGCAAAGTGCAAGACCTAGTCGGCTATGCCACATGTAGTTGCCCCAGACGCGCTGCGTCCACTGCGTGCACGGATGGTGCACGTGGCTCATCTTCCAGGGAGGCTGCAGATCCTTGGGAACATTGTCAAAAAGCCACTGCTGGAGCTGACGTGGCTTCAGGGGCGGTGCATTCAGCATTCGAGCCCACCCGAGCCAGTGTGCGGTACAGAGCATAGTTCCCGACTCTAAAATCATTTTAATTAGGTGTTTGTCGCAGTGATCAGCAGCGGCGCGCCCTGGATCATTATCTAGCACAAAGATGTTCATGCGTGCTCCTACAAGAAAGGCCCCTCATCTGTCTGAGGGGCCCATTTTTCAAGTGGTGATCTGAATGATCTCGTACTGCGTGGTGCCCCTGGGGATGACCAGATCGACCACGTCGCCTGGTACTGCACCAAGCAGCGATTCGCCCAGTGGCGATGTAATGCTGACGCATCCGATACTAATGTCAGCCTCCGGCTCACCAACCAGCGTCACCCAGCGCTGCTTCTCAGAGCTGCAATCCTCGATTAGAACCTTGCTGCCAAATCCCACGCGATCTGTGGGCGGAGGCTCATCATTGATCTCATAGTTCTCAAGGACTTCAGCCAGCTCAGAGATTCGCCGCTCCACCATCCTGCACTGCTCCTGTGCATGCAGGTATGATTCATTCTCCTCGAGTCGGCCTTCCTCGCGAGCGCTAACGACCTCAGCTTGCGCTGCCATCAGGTCTCGCGTCTGCATCTTTAGCAGGCGCTCCTGCAGGCGAGTCGCTCCAGCCGGTGTGAGCAGGTTGTGCATTACTTCTCCAGAACCTCAAGGATGTTATCGAGCTCTGTGTTGTCGACATTCTCGCGCAGCTTACAGATTCGAAGCGCTGCCTTGAATGCCTTCAGGTCTAGCTTGTCCTTGTAATCCTCGAGGATCTCCTTTCGATCCTCCTGCAGAAGCTTGATCTCATTATCGATCTGGGTAATCTTCTCAACTAGCTCGCGAACGGTCTCAGAAGTCATTAACATATCTCCTTAGGGTTGATCAACTATATTCTTCGTTCTCGTCCTTTACAATGAACTCTTGCCAGATGTTTCCTTCCTCGTCCTCGTACTCACCAAGGGTAACATCAGGATCTTCCTGGATGATAGCCTTTGTCTGCTCCAGAGTGTACATCATGTCCATAAAGTCCTCAATATCGACGACAATCATGGTTCGATCAAACTTGAGATAGACCTGCTTTGTCTCTGGGTTGTATGCGCACTCATCCATCATGTCTCCCGTGTGTGGATACAACTAACTATTGCGAGACTTCGATCGCTCCAGCAGGAGGTCGTAGACACCGGACTGGAATCGAGGATCAGACGCGATACGACGCAGATCATCATTGGTTGCGCTCACACCGTAAGCCTCGCAGACGCCAGTTGCGACCTTGTCAAGCGCCGAGACGAGCACATTGCGTGCGGTGGATAGATTCATCTTGTGACCGTCTTCAGTCATCTTCTCAGCGATATCCTTGTATCCAAGGCCTCCGCTGAACTCCGTGAAAACCGAGTAACCGTGCTGCGACTTGTGTCCCTTGGGCTTTGCCATCACTCACCTCCAACGAAAAGACGATTCTCAAACTTGCTATCATCCTGCACATCAGCGACGCCGAACCGCAGGCGTAGCACCTGCTCCTCTCGAGAGGTCAGTCGGTCGAGGCACTTGCTGATCGCCTGCATCACCTTCTGCCGATCAATCGCATCATCAGGAGGGGCAGCCTCCTCATCCGCGATCGTCTCGATCACCTTCTTGCCGTCGGCGTCGCCAATCATCTGGTCGAGCGAGACTGTGGAGCGGACGCTGCTGCTGCTAAGCACATCCTTGACGGTGTCCACCGAGATGCACATCATCGCTGCGATCTCCTCGTGAGAGGGTCGAGTTCCGAACTTCGCATCGTACTCCTCGACGAAGACCGAGATGTGCCAGGCGAGAGCCGTCATGTGCGCAGGAACCCGGATGTCGGAGGCGGTGTCGGTCACGTGGCGGCGGACAGCCTGCTTGATCCACCAGGATGCATAGGTCGAGAACTTGAATCCGCGGCGCCAGTCGAATCGGTCCACTGCCTTGATGAGTCCGATGTTGGACTCCTGGATCAGGTCCTCGAGGCTGCAGCCAGAGCGCTGGTGGCGCTTTGCGATCGAGACAGCGAGCCGAAGATTTGCCTCAATCATCTGGTCTCGAGCGCGCTTGTCACCGGCCTCGATCCGCTGTGAGAGAGTCACCTCCTCCTCGCGGGTTAGAAGACGGCCCTTGGAAAGATGGTTGAAGTAGGAATTCATTGAGTCAGCCACGTTGTCTCCTTGTATAAAGATTATAACACAGGTCTCGATACACGCACGCGTGGTCGCCACGATGGGCGACCACGACATGTTTAGCGAAGCTCGATCTTTCGAACTGTATCGCGTGTGCTCTGGTTGTAGGGGATCTTGACGCTCAAGATACCTGCATCATAGGATGCATCAACTGCTTCAGTGTTCGCATTCTTTGGTAGCGACCAAGTTCGACTATAACTGGCAAGCGAGATTTGCTGAGTTGAGTACTCATATTCCTCACGCTTCTCTTCAGCCCGCTTTGCCTTGACGGTCAGCCTGCCGCCGTTGACCTCGACATCAATGTCAGATCGAGAGAATCCAGGCAGTGAAACCTGCAGCAGGATCTCCTTGCCATTGTGGCCGACGTTAATTGGTGCGTCGGTCTCGTTTCGATTTGTGAAGAAGATATCAAAAGGATCGTTCCAAAAAGTCATGTTGCCTCCAAGTGTTCCCAAGATTTAGACACGATCTTCGTAGTGGTAACCATCTCGATGCATTTTTTCGATATATTTTTCACGAAGCTCTCGAATGTGAAGCTCGCGCTGGACGTAGCTTAGCTCCACCTCGATGAGTCCGGTGTCACCACCATTGCGACGAACATATCGAATCTGGTCCTTGAACCTATTCTGCATGGTCTCAAGCTCGTGAACCTCAAGCAATGCAAGCTCATCAAACGTATTGATCTTCAAGCTCATTTCTCCATTTATTCCTGTTGGATGTGATCATCTTACATAAAGTCGCATCTACTTTACATCTTAGGTGCGACGAAGTTGCACAAAGCGACCAAATCGTGATTTTAGATCCTGAGCGACATCAGTGAATGGGCGCGCAAGCAGGACAGTCGAGACGTAGACGCCTCTTGCCTGCCTGATCTCACCGTGACGCTTGATTGAATTGCTGATGTTTAGATACCCAAGACCAACCTCGAGGTCAGTCTTGTTTCCTGCAATTAGGTGGGCTGTCATATAACGATTGGCTCGCCCTTATAGGTTACAGTGCGACCACCAACCTTTTCAACCTTAATGTGCTTAACATCTGGCAGCTTCTTGACAAACTTGCAGAGATCGACAAGATTCTTATACAGTGTGCCGCCCTTTGGGAGGAACTTGATGTAGACATCAAGAACTGTGCCGCCGGCATGCGAACGCTCGACTCGGTCAGACTGGCCAACCGTGGCAACCGTTGGCAAGCACCTAATCAGAAGCATGGTGTCAGGGACGTGAGCATTCTCAAGCATCTTTATTGACACGTCAACTTTGACGAGCTTGCTGGTTATAGTCTTGTCTTCATGAAGTGCTTGCATCTATGCTATGTATTCGGCTGTCCAGCATCGTCCTCGACGATTGAGCATCCCGCGGTAAGCATCATTCCTGCAGCTGAGGCTGCATTTCGAAGCGCGCAGCGCACAACTCGAGCCGGATCGATGATTCCCATCTCAAGCATGTCTCCGTACTGCTCAGCATAGGCGTTATATCCGAGACGATCGCTGCCTTCTAGCACACGTGCCAGGACAATATCAGGGACGCCTCCGCTATTCGCAACGATCTGACGAAGAGGCATGCAGCAAGCGGTCCTGACAACATGCCGCCCAGCTGCCTCGGATCCCGTCAGGCTTCCGGATGAGAGCTTGACAGAGGCTCGAGATAGAGCGACGCCGCCGCCGGGGACGATGCCCTCTTTCAGGGCTGCCTGAGTTGCATGTAGCGCGTCGTCAACTCGATCTCGGCGCTCCCTTAGCTCTGCCTCAGTCGCACCGCCGACTCGGAGGACAGCAACACCGCCAGAAAGGAGAGCAAGCCTGCGCCGGCAGTGCTCGCGCTCATCAAGATCCGATGTCTCCTCAGCACGAGACCTGATCTCTGCCACCCTGTCTGCAAAAGTCTCAGTGTTGCCCTTTGCACCGACAAGTATCGTTTCGCCCTTGCTGATTGTGGCGCGTGTGCAAGATCCCAGGGAATCAAGCGAAACGCTGCCGAGCGACTGGATATCAGCGCTGTGGAAGACTGATGTGCCAAGCAGGCTTGCAAGGTCCTGCGCAAAATCATATCTGCTCTCACCCAGGCCGGGCAGCCTGATCGCGCAGACATTGAGGATGCCCTTCAGCTTGTTGACAACGAGGCCCTGGAGTGCCTCTCCGTCGACATCCTCACAAATGAGAAGCAGCGCTCGCTTGGCAGCGAGGATCCGCTCGAGGAAAGGTGCAAGATCTCGCAAGGTATCAAGGCGCGCATTTAGGACGAGAACAACAGGCTTGTCAAGCTCGCACACCATCTTGTCCTGATTGGTGACAAAGTAGGGCGACAGGTAGCCTCTGTCAAGGCGTGCACCGGAGACCACACTGAGAGAGCTGTTGAATCCCTTTGCCTCCTCGACTGTGACAACACCGTCCTGCCCAACAGTCTCAATCGCGGATGCAATCAGTTGCCCAAGATCCGACTCGCCGTTCGCGGAAACTGTGGCAACCCTGAGCAGATCGTCCTTGCCGTTGACAGGAGAGGAGAGCCTGCTGACCTCCTCGAGCGCAATCTCAACAGCAGCATCGATCCCCTTCTTCAGGTCAGATGCAGAGTATCCTGCTGCAAGCATCTTGAGACCCTCAGCATAGATCGCCTGCGTGAGGACTGTTGCTGTCGTTGTGCCGTCACCCGCCTCCTCAGCAGTGCGAGAGGCGGCCTCCTTGATCATCTGCGCACCAAGGTTCGCAACCTTGTCAGACAGGTTGATCGCGCGCGCGACAGTGACTCCGTCCTTTGTTAGAATCGGATGCTGTCCTTTCTGCTCAATGATGACATTTCTGCCACGCGGGCCCATCGTCACCTTGACTGCATCAGCAAGGACGTTGACGCCCTTCAGCAACCTGTCTCGAGTATCAGCATCGAAAATTACGAGCTTGTCTGTCTCTTCGCCGATCATCCCTTTAGCACCTGTCGACCTGTGACCTCAGAGAGAATGCTCGGCTTCTCAATGACGCGACGATTTCCGTTCGTGACATCCTCAGCCACAAAGAGATCGCCGACGCGCTTGGCGACCTCATTCTGTGTGATCACGCCGCTCTGGCGTAGTAGGGTCTGCTGTGAATCTGTTAGATATGTTTCCATGAGAAAATCATAGTCACCTTTTCGATCTAGTAAATAACCTCAAATGTTTGAGCAAACTTCGGCCATGCAGTGTCATTGATGACCGAGAAGAATCGCATGTCAAGAAAGCGAGACCTCAGAGCGCTCAGATCCTTGACCGGCTCCTTGAACTCGATCTCAGGCATGCTCACGATCTTGAAGCGAATGAGCTCAAGGTTGCGCGCATAGTCAGCACGATTTGTTCCCTCGTTCAGAAAGCTCTCGAGCTTGTCGGGATTTGCGAGCATCTTCTCTGCTGCCTTATCTGTCATCTTTCCAACTGGAGGAACATTATCTGTCTTATCGCCTCGCAGCGCCTTCCAGGCGACGTAGTCGTAGGTGACACCTTCCGTGTATGTCTTCTTGATGGGATTGAAGAGCTTAACATTGGGCAGCGCTAGAAGCTGGATGAAGTCAGTATCTGTGGAGACAACGAAGCACTCATCGTCAGCGTGCGCATGGACAAGCGATGCGATGGTGTCATCACATTCCATGTCTGGGTGCTTGGCAAGGGTGATCGGCACGTGCTGGAGCATATCAATGATGATGCGCTTCTGCCGACGAAACTCTGCCATCTCGTCCCACTTTGGAGTTCCGGGCTCAATCTGCCGGTTTGCCTTGTATTCACCGTCAAGCTGCTGACGATGGATTGGCACGCCTTCCAGCACAAGATAGATCTTGTCGGGTGAGAGCTCCTCAATCAAGGGTCGAAGGCTCCGAAAGAAGGTGTAGATGATTCCATTCTCACCCTTTGCACCGAATCGAGAGCGATGCATCAGGTTGTAGCCGTCAAGGAGCGCGATTCGCATTTAGGTTTACCTCTTCCTCTATTCTACACCATCTTGGTCGTCTCGCACGGGATCGCGCGAGGCCGCTTCCTCATTGAGGGCGCGTGACATGCGAGACGCCTTCTCGATCATCGTGTCGATCGTCTTGATCGCGTTTTCAATCATGTGCGTCCGAATATCCTGAACTGTCGTGAACACAGAAGCGTCGATGTCTGATAGGCTCACAGTGTTCCGGTCCTTTGTGGGAAGCGCAACCTTGTAGCTCACTTCCTCAGATCCTACTCTCTTCCTAACGATCTCCTCCTCAACGCGAGCAGGAAAAATCTTCATCTCATTGTTGCTCAAGAGGTAGATAATCTGTCCAACTTCATATTTCATAAAAAAACTCCAGCCTGCTAAGTCTAACAGGCTGGAGTAGATTTTTTAATATTATCTTCTATTTAGCGCTTAAAACCAACTCCAAATCCGCCACGAGCAACCTGGCCGACGCGAGAAGCGCCTGGCTTGTTGGCGCCGTAGACCCAAGAGCCGCTCTTGTCCGACAATGCTCTTCTGATCTCGTCCTGGACAGTCTCGCGAACTGTGGCTTCCTCAAGGCGACGCTGACGCATGTCAACGAGCGCCTCCATGAGTGACATCTCATCAATCTCGTACATCTCGTCGTCGTCGATCATGCCACCCATCTCTTCCATGTGGTAGCCCTCGTCCTCGCCTTCCATGTAGTGGCCTTCGTACTCACCTTCCTCCATGTAGTAGCCCTCGTCCTCTTCCTCCATCTTTGGAGCAATGGGAGCAGCGCCTGGCTTTGCTGCGGGTGCGGGAGCCATCGGCTTCTTGGCAGCCATTGGGGGCATCGGAGGTGCCTTAGCGCCAGCAGCAGGAGCAGCAGGCTTTCCCATGGCGGGTGCGGCTGCCTCAGAAAGAAGGCCACCGGACGCAGCACCTAAGCCGGCAAGCTCACAGATACGATCGACGTTAAAGCGCATAAAAACTCCTATGACATCGACTATCTATCCATCAGCAGCAGTTTTTTCCGACTGCTTCATAATTTTTTCGCCTTTCTGCATCGCCTGCTCGAGAGGTTCGAGACCAAGGGCAGATCGAACAGCATCAAAAGAGGCAGGAGATAGAGATGACTTCAGCACTGCCATGTCTGCATACTGGTGCATATCAAGCTGGAAGATAGGCAGCTGATCACCGTCAGGGCTTGTCTCAGACTCGTCTGTCTCTCTCGACTCAAGGATGTACAGAAGCTTTGGCATCTCCTCTCCATCCGGAACGTGAATAAACGGGAATCGAGCAGAGACGCCGTTGTCGTCAAGCTCGTAAGAAATCTCAGGATACCAAGTCATTTTATTCCTAATGTATGATTCTTAGCATCAGAGGCACAAAGTAAAACGTCTACCTTGTTCCAGTTATTTCATTGATGTGAATCCGGGCGCGCTTTATCTCATCATCTTTTGATATTCTACTGAAGGTATCTTCGTAGACTTTTTGAAGTTTAGACTTCAATTGCTCATCATTTCTAATGCCCTTAGATTCAAGGATTTTTACATCATCGCCAAGGGCAGTCTGGATCATATCTGCGCAGTGAACTATTAGATAGGTGTAAGTAAACTTCTTCAGAGTTTCAGTTTTTCCTGCTTCTTGGCTAGTGTTTGTTATGAGGGTATCAAGGTCACCCTTGACGCTATCTGTGTACCCAGGAAAATTTGAAAAGAATTCATCATAGCTGTTTGCAACTAGAAGCTTATCTGTTTTTTCTTTGTAGTTTTGTTCAAGCTTTGAAAAAGAAGTTGCTAAATCGTCAGTGCTCGTAGCAAGATCCTTAGTTTGCAGAGCTCCTGATAGACTCCTCATTTTCTTGTTGACTATTGCTACAACCTTTGTGTAAAAATCAGCAGCAGCATCTGTGGCATCTGATTTTTGTTTTTCATTCGCGCCCGAGTTTCCGCCGGAAAGCGCATATGCTGCTGCACCAACGCCCGCAACCGCACCAACTGCGCCCCTGGGTGCAGATGCCCATGCAGTTGAAACAGCCTTAACGAGGCCAGGTCCCCTTTTTACAGGAATTGCTGCGGAGCCTACTGTCCAAAGTGAAGTGATTCCTGCTTTTAAATTCTTGACAAAAGCTGTCTCTTCTTCGCCTGCTGGCTGTGGGGTTTCTATCTCTTTCCCGCCAATTATTTTTCTCTGAGTTCGAATCCAGGTTGCCTGTCCGACTTCCTCAAAAAGAAGCGACTGCCTAATATAGAATCTTAGGGCATTCATATGTCATCCTCTGTGAGCACACCCACTCTCAATCCGTGTCTTGCTGCCCTTCTTTTGAGATCCCGAAGGCTCTCCATGGCACGAGATATCGTGAACCTCTCCTTTCTCTCGAGCCTGCCAAGGTGCCCACGCACACCATCGAGGTCACCGAGGATCCGATCAAGCTCGTGAAGGTACTCAAGAGTCCCGTAATTTTCAGGTATCTTTGCCATCAGAATCTAAGTATTCTGCAGCGGCACGTTTGAAGGCCGTGTCTGACGCATCACGAAAGAATCTTACGATCATTGAGTCGGTGACAGCACTCGCTGGAACAGAATGCTTCTTGGCAATGTGCTCCTCAAGCGCCTGAGTGACCTCAAGCTCCATATTTCCGCTAGGCGTTGATAGATTTATTCTTCTCATGGAAGAAATCTACGCCAGATTATTTCTCAGTAAATTACGGATCTTGGCACGATATGCCTCAGATACTGGGCTTCCTCCGCCTACCCTGATTGGGGGTGCTGTATCTTCTTCTGCGGATCCTGACGCCCCCTTTGGTGCGCTCGGAGCTGCAGCTGCCGGCGCCGGAGCAGCCTTCTTCTCTTGTCCAGGTGTCACAGTGGTCATGATGCCATACTGCTCAGGCTCTGCCGCCTGATCGCCTGTTGACTGCTGACGCATGATGGATCCAATGCTCCTCATCATGACAACAAGCGCAGCCTTCTCAGCATGCTCAAGCCTGTCAAAGTATGTGCGAAGCTGCTCCTCGACAGCGCTGTCGCTTGAGCCCTTTCCACCGCGAATCTCCTTAATTGCATCAACTAGATCTCCAATCTCTGGATTGATCTGGTCAATTGACATCTCCTTGGGCGTGGGCGAGGTCTCAGCAGGTGTGGGTGCTGGCTTCTCCTCTGCAGGAGGAGGAGCGGCCGGAGCGGGAGAAGGGGGTGTCTTCTCGGGATCTTCCTCTGAGAGAGATGCCTTGCTCGCAGCGATCCGCTTGATCATTGAGGCTTGACGTCCAGCCTCTCCGGATCCAGCCTGGCTAACAGTCGCACGAGCGCTGTGGACACTTTCCTCAGCGAGCACCTTGAGAAATAGCTCAAGGTCGTTCTTCGTGTTCAGCTTGAATGTGCTCACTTTCCGCTCCTGTAGACGATCCTGTTCTGCGGGAGCTCTCTGTAGAGCTTATTATATCTGCGCTGCGGATGCTCTTCCTGCCCGTGGCCGTACTCCTCGAGAAGGCGTCGACTCTCTTCCTCGCGCTTGCAGATGTCATCTATGAACTTGTCAAACTTGAAATCCTGCATGGGATTCTCCGATTAATCTTTATTTATTACGAACAAACGCTGATGATCAATCTTCCGCCTTCCGGTGATTGCTCCCATCCTGCCTGCTTTATTACGCCCCTGACAGATAGCTCTCCGCTCCCAATTGAGAGAACAGCATCGATGCCGAGGTAATTCTTGCAGATCCTGATGGCATCAGCTGGCTTTCCACGCGCCTGCACGCGTAAATTTTTTCCATCAGAGATGAAAGAATCAAGATCGTACCGCGCTCCTGCAATCTCTATTGTACCAATATTCTCGTTTTCACCATCAATTTCTGTCTCGTCAATGATTCCAACGAGAGAATCGCTCAGGAAGAAGCTCATTGTGCCATCACCACGAAGAGTGCGTCATCAAAGATGTTGTCACAGATCCTCGCAATGTCAAGATCAAGCTGCGTAATGTCTTCAAGAAAGCTTGTGCGTGTCTCAACGATGACCACGTTTGATTCAATCCCGATCTTGATTGCGTGATTTCTAGTGTCAACGTCCTTTAAGACCTCAGATACAAAGTACCTCTGTTGACCAGGATCGTTAAATCTGTAGGCTCTTGCAAGTCGCCTCGGATTCTGAAGCTGTGCCCATTCTGATTTATCAATTTTTACTGGCAAATCAGGCGCGTCAATAGAGTCTTGAACTGATCCTCTTAGCGACTCATTTAGAAAGTAGAAGCTCATTATGCCTCTGGTTGAGATTCTATCATGTCATATGCAAACTTGATAATTTCGTTGACATTTTTCTTAGTGGATGTTGCTGCCTTTACCTTCTTTCCCTTAGCATCCAGAGACTTCTTGAATGCCTCTGACATCGTCTCAAACTGAGCTTCCATTTCTAGTAAGAAGGCTTCTATGTTTTCATTAATTGCTGTCTCAACCTCGGGAGTTTCCATCTCGTCCTTTCTCGCGCGAGCTGCCAGGATCTTCTCTCCGACAATGTCGAATATTTCTTCTGGGTTTATAGAGCTAAATTTATCAAACGTGAGCTTCTCGCCTTTTTCAAGCTTACCCTGGGAAACAAGCGCCTTCTGAATGACTCCTCCGTACTTGCTTATCACATCAATGGATTCCTCATCGATGTAATTCAGTATCAGACGCTTTATCTGAGAAGGCGAGAGATCTCTCCTCCTAGCCATGATGTTATACTTTGTAGTGAGCTCAACAGTCCTAATTAGAGCGCGAAGCTGCTCATCAGACTCTTTTGTGAAAAGATACCTGACAGTTGATATCTCATCAAGCCCTAGCGTCTCGTATCTCTTCTCGTCAGCGCTGGTAAGATCTGGCTTTGTTACAAGGTTGAAGAGCTGTGCGATGTTAGGGACGACCTCGTTGATATCATCACCTGTGTCAGGGCTAGTGATAAGATTCTGGCAGGCTCTGACAATTAAGGATATCCATTCTTTCATTTCGACCAAGGACAAAAATTTCTTGTAATCTTCCAGTCCCATTGTCTGGTATGTCTCTTCAAAATCTGCCTCGGGATCATCTTCAACAACTCTCTGGAAAACAAGTTTCGCAATAGGAGTGAAAGCATTGTTGAAGAAGCTTTCAGCAAGAATCTCAGCAGCAGCGCCTGCGAAAGTCTTCGTCACGATCTCGCCTTCTTCAGTGCCCTCTATGTCCTCGAGATCTGGATCAAGGATGGAAGGCCTACCTCTTGCCATCAACCCAATCTTCTGATATCTGTCTCGCTCTATGTTCTTGGAGATCTGATTGATGGTTTCTTCTTGCTCATCTTTTGACATGCTGTTGAAGTCTGATGTGCTCTTTCCAAGCTTCTTTAGCTGCTTCTCGAATGCCGAAGGATCTTCGCTTTGCATTGCTTCTGCTTCTGCACGAGAAAACTGACTACCTAGATTAGCCTGAAGGGTCGCTGCTCTCTTCTTCTTGTCTTGAGCCTTCTCAGCAGCAGCATCGAGCTTTCTCTGCTCCTTTTCACCCCTCGCTGTCAAAGCTGCCAAGGCCTTGTCGTGCATGGCGCGGCGTGCTTTGTCAAATTCTGACCGAAACGCTGCTTCGTATTCCTGGTCATTAAATGGGAAATTTCTGAGAATATAGTAAACAGTATCCTCTGTGCGACCACCTGGATATTCAGCTGTGACAGCAATTGGGCCACCCGTGTGAACAATTGGTATCCTGAGCTCCTTCGCTAGATCCGGTCTTGGCGGGCTTGCGAGATCTGTGAATCTGACTCTCCTAACATGTGTTGGCTCATCCATGCCATCAAGCTTTGCCATCAATGACTCTATATCAATTCCGATCTTTGCATCTTCAAAATTCTTAGGAAGTCCTAGCCCGGACTTCTCAAAAACATCAAGAACTCTATTTGCATCTCCTGACACGATGTCTGCCATCTCGATCTTTGACTGATCTCTGATTTGACGCATTGCAATCAGATCAGGTGCCATTGTCCACTTTTGACGCATCGCTTCAAGCTCATCGATCTCGTGAGACTTCAGCCTCTTCCCGCCGATTGAGACAATTGGTGACGAAGCAGCAGTCGCGCGCGCTGCTGTTTGTGCAAGCTTCTCTGCTTTTCTTTCGTCGCCCTTCTTCTTCGATCTTGGCTTTTTTGGACCCTCGTATCTATCTTTTGTTGGGCCAGAACGAAACCCAGTATCGGGCTTCTCATCAGAGTCAGAGTCTTCCTCGTCTCCAGCCGGTATAAGGCTTCTTAGGCTTGCCTCTTTGAGCACAATCGGTCTAAGAACTTCCATGAGATCTGTCTCACTCATGCCCTTGTATTGTTCGGGGGCCTTTGATTTGCGCACAAGGTCCTTAATTCGAGAATAGAAGTACTGGACCTTTCCAGGATCAACCTCCTGTGACATCTGTGCTGCTGCCTGAGAGAGCTGCCGCTTGTTTACCGGTAGAAAGTCAGGATCACCTACGGGAACCTTGTCAGCTGATAGCTGAGAAGCCATCTGCGCATCTGGTAGCACAGGCCTATCAGTCCCGGCAATCTGTGTCTGGTCTCTGGTGTGAAAGCTTCTTTCTTCTGCCAGGACTTTTAGGAGCTGCTCAAGTGCTCGCTTCTTGACTACAACCTGCATATTTTACACCCTTTGTGAGTAAATATATGCACAGATTCAATTGGTGAAATCAGATCCTGCCTTTCTTGCAGAGAACTTTTGCGTTTTAGATCTCGCCTCTTCCTTGTCTGCTAGATCTCCAAGCGCCCTAATGAGATTTGCTTGGATGAGAGCAAGTGTTGCGAGTGCACGTGCAAAATCAGCAATCTTTGTCTCAGCTGATTCAATCTTACTGTGGATCTCTCTCTGATTTTCCTCAATCTTCTGAAGCCTATCGAGGATCAGATTGACACCTGTCAGGTCCATCAGGAGATGTTGCGCACGCTTTGTCAGATTCATGAATTGTCTCTTAGAGGATTTTCTAACTCTAAGATATCATAGATCGCATCTGAATCTGTGTTATCAAGCTTCTTGATCTCTTTTTGCAATTTCTTCCTATTGACAGACTTCAAGATCGCAATCATGTCCGGATGCCCAGTGCTGACAAGATGTGCAAATTCCTCAAATACTTCCTGCATACTCACTTTGTGCGTAAAGCAAGCAATTCTAAATCCTGCATGCGAGGAAGTTGAAAGGCTTACGTGAACTGACTTCTTTGTGGCAAAGTCTATTAGAGTCTTCTCTTTTTTTGTTCTTGCCATTTTTATCCGCCGGCAGTCTTGACTCCTGCGCCTACAGAGATTGGAACATCGACCATGCGATCCTCTCCCTCAAGTCCAAAATCGTACTGCTGATCAAGGATATCGACCATCTGTTCAACGTAACTCTGCCCATAATTTTTCTTCAAAAACTCTGAGGCTCTTGATACAACGACCTCTTCGACCTGCAGAAGCGTTCTTGAATTCATCACAAGTCTTGCAATCTTTTTGGTGAACATGTCGATGTCTAGAGGAGGCTTCTCAACCACAGGCTCCTTTGGTGCTTCCTTTGGAGTCTCGCTTCCTGTTGCCGGAGGTGCGCTCTCTTCACCTGCACCCTCTTCATCCTGCTCAAGGAGGAATCGAAGAGACAGATTGTTGAGAGACTCAAACATCTCTTCTTTTTCTTCTCCCGCATCAATTGATTCCTTCTCGTACCTGATTATGAGGGCATCTATCTGATCATCAACAGAGTCGGGTGCAGGATCAACCTCCTGCATCATTCCTTCGACTGGTGAGTCAAGATCATCCTGCTCATGTATGCGACTTCTCATGGTGCTGTCCCCTTGAGAGCAAGTGCGATCTTCTCAGCTCTCTTTATTCTGTCCTCGATGACGCCCCAGTTGAGCTCCTTCATCATGGCATAAGTGTATGTCTTAACATCTGAGACATAATCCCTGTAATAGGCGTGTTGCCAGACATCCATGACAATGATGGGAATACAACCAACCGGAACACTTTGGCTGTGCAGATCGATGAAAGTGTTCATGTAGGTCTGCGTAAAGATGTTGAAATATGTGACTGCCCAACCGCAGCGTGCCGCAAGGCAGCATGCAATAAAATCAGTCTGCCACTTATCAAAGTCTCCAAAATCACGAGATAGCCTCATGTAGGAGAGCGTGTCCATGGAGATGTTGCTGGTAAGATCGCTGATGTTTGAGAAGTAAAGCTCGTGTAGGTAGACGCCATTCATGTTGTACGTCTCATCCTGCTTGAGAGATCTGAAAGCAGATCCGTTTGATTTGACATCTCCTCTATCGACTGTATCAAGCTCTGCGCTTATTCGATTGAAGGCCTCAAGATATCCCAGATATAGACCATTATGTGCCTTTTTTGTGGCAGCGCTCTGGAACTCTGTTGGCAGATTAAATGTCTTCTGCTGTGCAACCAGCGCCTCGTTGAGATTTTCCCTCTCTCCGAGGTGAAGAGACTCTGCAATAACCTTGCTAATATCTGCGTTTTTGATCATACTAGAGTCCCTCGTAGTGTTTGAAGTCCTTCTGCGTGAGGACTATCTCGTTTCCGTCGCCGCTGTGCGCAATTATGCTAATCTTTCCCTTCAGTATGCGAACATCATCGACTGTGTACGTGAGGCCTGACTTCTTGTGGATGATCTTAAAACCGGGTGTGATTAGAATCTTTTGGTTCTTTCCCTTTCCGACAGATACTTTCAGTGCTTCCTGAATGTATCTCTTCATCATATCCTGGATGTCATTTCCTGTGATTGTTCTCATCAGCTGAATCCGCCATTATGTTATTTATCTTCCTTACACGAATTCCTGCCACATTAAGCAGCCCTATGCCACTAGAATCTCTATATTCATCTCTGTAGACGACTTCTGAGATTCCTGCGTTGATTATTGCCTTTGCACACATCTTGCAGGGACTCATGCTAATATACATTATCTTCTTCTTCGGGTTGTTATAGTCAAGCTTAATAAGAGCATTAACCTCAGCATGAATGAACCCAGACTCTCCTGGATCTGATGATTCACGAGTGTTTGGTCCGCCTGCGTGATCACCGTTATATCCTAGAGCAAGAAGCTGCGTGTTATCGCTTGTGACTATTATTGAAGCAACCTTGTGAACTGGATCATTTGACCTCTTCTCTATTGTTCCAATGACCTCAATCCAGATTTGGTCCCAGGATGGTCGATGCTGGTAGGTGTGTCTGAGATCATCTAGAAAATCACTTGCCATTGGCTTCTACCTTGCTATCAAAGATTGTCTCAATATTTGTGTGTGCAGGCAAAGCAAAGCCTGCAGCCTTGCGGTGACCGCCTCCTCCAAACCTCTTTGCAATTTCGCTTACATCGGAGTCTTCGTGATGTGCTCTCAGACTTACCTTTACCTGCTGCGTATCGTGATCATAGTACCAGATTACCGCGAAGTCGCACTTAGGAGAAAGTGCAGCACCAATCTCGGACATCCAGTGCGGAGAATTGACAACAAGAACATCCTTACCTCCCATCTTTCTAGGAGCAGCCTGCTTCGCGATCTTGGAGATCACGGTCTTCGAGTATGCGAGAATGTAGGCGCCGCGCTCCTGCGCACTGTCAACCGCCGAATCGTCGAGGTACTTGTCAAACTCCTCGAAGTCATACGGTACCATGTCAAATGCAGCGGAAAACTCCTTGCTGTACGGAATTTCCCAACGCCAAAGGTCTCGGTCCTCAATGAACTTAATGAGGCGCGGTGCTTCCTTGCCGGGATGGAAGAACTTCCAAGCAAGCATTGCTCCGCTGTGGTTCATGTCGAACCGAGTGCAAGTGACATCATGGAGCTCAACAACAGCAGACTTGTGGTGATCGATAATAAGAAGGTTCTTGGCTTCCTTCATCAGTCGTTTTGTTGTCCCGTTGTCATAGGAGAAGTCGAGAACAACGACATTCTTTCCAGAGACATCTGGAGGTTGCTCTCCGTGCTTTGCTGCGTGATATTCAGCTCTATCTCCTAGCAGCTTCCAGGCTGAATATGCTGCACCAAATCCATCAGTGCAATTTGCATGGTAGATCACCAGATCGACGCTACCCGGATCCATCAGAAATCCTGTACTCGATTGTGGTGATTCCAGCACCTTGGTGCGTATAGCTCAGATCCTCCCACAGCTATCTCCTCTAGGTTTTCAACCTTTCGATCTGTGAAATATGCATCTGCTCCGCATGTCGTACAAACTGCAGAGCACTTCTCAACGTGTGTTGCCCAGGGTAGTATCTCCTTGATCTCAGGAAATACATTGCACGAGGCAGACATCTCAATAGAGGCAACCACGACTGTGAACCCTGTCCTGTACAGAGAGATGAGCGCATCAGCAACGCCATCAATCATGAATGCTTCATCAACTGCAATTACATCGGGTCGTGTCTCTTGTGCAGTCACAAATCTAAGAATATCCTCGCCATTTGATACATTTATTGCAGGAATCTTTCCGCCGTTGTGCGTGCAGATCTCGCTCTCTGTGTACCTGTCGTCAAGACGGGGCTTGAATGCGAGAATCTTTAAACCCTTGTACCTAAATCTATCGACAAGCGCGATGAGTCGCGTTGTCTTTGAACCCATCATTGGGCCTGTAAAGACATGAAAACTTGGGTTGATCATTTGAGCTTCCACCATTGAAGAGTCCTCTCTAGTCCATCCCAAAATGTGACCTTAGGTACATATCCAAAGTCACGTTGAGCAGCTCCATAATCACCTAGCGTGTGCATAACGTCTCCTTGTCGCCAGGGAGCATTAACAACCTCAATATTCTTGAACTCACTCATAAGATGCTCAAGAATCTCCTTGTTTGATGTGCGCTGGCCACAGCAAACATTATACCTCTCACCCGTAAACTTTTTAAGTGAAAACGCTGCAAGCACGTTTGCATCGACGACGTTGTCAACGTAACAAAGATCTCTAGACTGTGTCCCGTCTCCGTCAGACCTCAAGGGCGTTCCAGCCGATATTGCATTGCACCATGCTGAAACCGCTGTCGAATAGGGTGAATCACCCATCTGTCCCGGTCCAAATACGTTAAAATACCGCAGAAGGACAACATCGAGATCGTATAGCCTGCTGAATAGTGCTGAAAAGTCCTCTAGGCATGACTTCTGTAGTGCATAAGGAGACTTTGGACTCTTTGGTTCAGATTCAGACGTTGGCATGACGTCAGCGCCTCCGTACACTGAGGAGGAGGATGCAGCAACGACTCTTCGTACGTTTCCGACGCACGCCTTGATTAAGATGACATACTTCATAAGATTTTCATCAGTTGTCTCAACTGGGTGCTCAACAGAGTAAGACACGCGTGGGACGGCTGCCTGGTGAAAAACGACGTCATATTTCTTCTGATGGATCCTATCAAGCACAACAGGCGACGCAAAGTCATCCTCTATCACCCAGACCTGACTCGGATTTCTGCTATCAATCTGTGACTCGTAGATTGACACAAGATTTCCAATGAATGTCTTGACATCAAGTCCAGAAAAATTATCCAGACTTCCATTCACCATATTGTCAACCACGTCTACTGTGTGCCCATCAGCAACTAGACGCTTTACGAGGTTTGAGCCAATGAATCCGGCTCCTCCCGTCACTAGAACATTTGCCATGATTTAGATTCTCCTGTGCTCCATTCTATCATGCTAAGGAACAATGTGTGCACAATTTAGGCACACTTTGACTCGAATATCTCTAGATTCAAGACCAATCAAATTCTGAGCCTTGAAACCAATGTGAATCAGCGCATCAAGATCTATCTTCAGATTTTTTGGCACGTTGGTTGATCTGCACACAATGTCAAGGACATCATGCTCTGGTCTATGCATAAATCGAACGTATGATATGCAGCTTGAATTTGCTGTTACAAACCTACGGGATCCTGCTCCCTGACCCGACTCCATCTCTTTTATGATTCTGTCCATAAGATCATCATTTATCTGCCCGTAATATTCCTCTTCACCTGGCACTGAGAGTGCACCTGGTCCGAGGTTGTCAGACTGAGATGCAATCACCTCAAACTTCAAATCAAGAGATTCATTTCTCCCTGTGGCAGACAGCGCACTCTCAACATAGTTTGTCATCTTTTCTGTGCTTACAAACTCTCTGCTATGAACAATGTCGCGAACCGCCTCGGGATCTGGAATTCCCTTGCATGTAATCACAGAAGGATGGTCTCTCAGCGCCAGTGATTGTGTGTTGAATGCCTCCCACGTGGTCCGTAGTGAACCAAGGTCGTGCATCTCATCGCCTCTGGCAGCAAACCGCGCTGTAACTGTGCTCCATTCGGGTGCAAGAAAGACGACAACATTATTCAAATCATCGAGAAACCTGTGAAGCTCGCCGGACTCGTGGCTGTTATCACGGCCAAAGATCTTTGGATACACAGCACGACTGATGTGACCCCGATCTCGAATATCATACCTGAAGTTTGTAGACCTGTGAAGTTGTCCGTAGAAAGTTGACTTGCCCGAGAGATCACAGCCCTCAAGAACAATCTGCCTTGTTGGTAGCCTCATACCTGAATCTTCCTCATCTTGTTATTGTTCGTGGAGAATCCCCAGTTCGGATCCTTGCTGACCTCTGCGATGTAGATCTCGTAGTGGTTAAGTGGCATCTCGCCCCAGATCCGGAGATTGACCGTCTGCATCTCATTATCGCACACCTGTGCCCGAATGAAACCTTTACCATTCTTGGTCTTCTTTACATTGAAGTCCTTCACCAGGAACCAGCAGATCCCCTTCTCATTGTCGCCAACCTCAGTGATCGGACCAACCTGTGCCTTCTTGATCTTGGCGATGATGTCCTCGGGGAACATCAGGTCCTCACGAGAGGTCGAGGTGAGATCGAAGTACATCTTCAGCTTCTCAGATCGAGTCCAATCCGGAAGATTCTCGTAGTTCTCAAACAGCTTCCAGAAGGTGACCTCAGGCTGCCGACCTTCCTTGATCAGCTTCTTCATCTCGGTCTTGGTGTATCCGAACCGACCGCGCCTGAGGATGTCGTAGTTCTTTTCCTCAGTCAGGGTCGCCAAGAGCTGGCGGTGATTTGTCACCTTGCCGGACTTGAAGTCCTCCAGCGATCGAAGCGCCTCGACGCTGCAGAGCGAGGTGAGTGTGGTCTTGTTCACCTTTGAGTGCCTCCAGGCGCCGTCCTCAGTGTACAGCATGGACTCGATCGAGATGTAGGGGCGGTTGTCCATGATCTCGGCAACAGCCGTTTCGCCTACTCCCTTGATGGAGGACAGCGGCGGAACGAAGCCCTGCAGTTCGTGGCTGTACATCCAGACAAGACCCGAGCTATTGATGTCTGGTGGGTGGATCTTGAATCCCTGCTCCTTGATCTCAGTTGCAACCTTCGCAAGGCCTTCGGGATTAGAGTTCTCGGACTGGAGGCAGGTGGCAAGCCATTCCTCCTCGTAGTGCTTGTGAAGCCAGGCAGCGTAGTAGGAATCGACAGCATACGATACGGAGTGAGACTTGTTGAAGCCATATGCAGAGAATGCCTCGATCGTCTCGTAGAGCTCTGTCGCATCCTTGACTGACATGCCGTTCAGGTTCACCGCACCATCAACAAACCGCTTGCGAAGGTCCTCGCGCTCCTTGGCCTTCTTCTCATTCATGTCCAGAGACTTCTTGACCAGAGTCTTACGCATCTGATCAGATTCACCGGGATTGAAGCCAGCAAGCTTCTGTGCCAGGAGCATGAACTGCTCCTGGTAGACGACGAATCCGTGTGTCGGCCCGAGGACGTCCTTCAGGATTGGATGCTTATAGGTTGCAAGCCCCTTGTTCTTGACCTCGACATACTTCTTGTGGACACCGGCAGCGAGTGGACCAGGACGATAGATCGCGGTGATGGCGGACAGGTCCTCGATCGAGGTGGGCTTCGCCTCGAGGCAGAACTTTCGAGCACCGCTGTTTGTGAACTGGAAGACCTGTGTGAATCGCCCCTCGTGATAGACGTGCTTCCAGACGTCCTGGTCATCCATCTCGTTGTATCGAATGTTTAGATTCTTGTCGAAGAAGTCCTTGACCTGTGCGAAAGTCGGATCCTTGATGCCATGCCGTGTCTGGAGGACCATTCGAATGCAGTCCTCAACCATCTTCAGAAGAGAGAGACCGAGGAAGTCGAACTTGAGGAAGCCGTTCTCCTCGAGATGCCGGAAGTTCATACCTTCAGACCAGGGTGTCTGGATCTCACCGCGGACTGAGATGACCGGCATGTGATCCTCAAGCTTTGGGCAGATGAGGACGCCGCCTGCATGCCGGCCAATCGATCGTGTTTCCATGAAGAGAGACTGGACCTGCTCACAGAGCTCCGGATACTTCTCCATGAAGATCTTGTACTTTTCAGAGTACTTCATGCAGTCAGCGTGAGACAGGACGTAGGTGCTCTTTTCCTCGTGGTCACCTAGTGCCCTGTGCATGACATCGTCCTGCAGCGGACCAGTGACCTCGTTCACCTCCTCGAACGGAATACCATGGAACTTTGCGATGTCCTTAATCAGGGACTTCAGCTTCAAGGTATTGAAGTTCGAGACCGGAACAACAGAGGCCTCTCCGAATAGCTTGCGTGCCTCATCGATTAGAACATCACGATCACCGACGTCAGTGTCGATGTCAGGCCACGCGACCTTGTGGCGACCGAGGAACCGCTCCCACAGGAGGTCGTACTTGATCGGATCAACCGATGTGATGCCGAGGACGTAGTTGACCAGAGATCCTGCACCCGATCCGCGACCAGGACCGATCAGCGTTCGATGCTGTGCACGGTCGAAGACGAAATAGAGAGTGAGGAAGTAGTTCTCGAACTTGAGATACTTGATGTCATCAAGCTCCATCTTCAGTCGTTCGACGTATTCAGGTTTCGTGTGAAGACCGAGCTCAACAAGACCCTTCTTGCACATGTCAAGGAGCTGGTTGAAGGCAGTCTGCTCGGGCTTGTTAAAGCTCGGAAGCTTTGCAGAGGAATCGAAGGAGATCTCCTCACACTTTTCCCAGGCGATGTCATGAGTCCGCTCGATCGACTCCTTGACCAGAAGCTCAGTCCCCTTGTAGAAGTCGTGCTGGTCCTTGTGAGCAAGGTACTCATCCCACATCTGCTGTGCGTTCTTAGGATACAGCTCGCACTTGAGCTCCTCGAAGGCAGGCAGCGTCTGCTTCTGCATGTCATCAGAGCGGCCGCCCATACGGCCAAGCTTCTTGTAGAGCTCACGCGCCTGCCAGACGTTCGGGCTGTAGTAGTGAGAATCTGCGGTCGCGATCGTCTTGATGCCGGTGCGCTTCGACAGGTCAATCAGGTGCTTGTTGGTCGTGTGCTGGATGTCAAGCTTGTTGAACTGGAGCTCGAGGAAGAAGTTGTCGATTCCAACCGCATCGACAAATCGATCCGTGTGATTTTGGAGCTCACGCTGGATCTGCTCATGAGGCTTCTTCAGCGCCTCACCGCGAATCGAGGTCGAAGCAAGAAGGCCTCCGACACATGCAGTCGAGACCACAAGCCCTTCACCATGCTGCTTGAGCATGTTGTAATCGATGCGAGGAAACTTGTAGTAGCCCTCGACGTAGGACCGCTTGACAAGGTTGAACAGGTTCTTGAGCCCAGTTCGATTCTTGGCAAAGACGACCAGATGATACCGGCGCTTCCATTCATCTGCATCATCAGAGTCAACAGACTTGGTCTCCTCCTCGTCCTCGACAACAAGGCCTCCGGTCACCTCCTCCTCAGCGAGGATGTCAATCTTCTCAGGCTTGCCTTCCTCGTTCTTTGCGCGTTTTGCCTCGAAGTGAGCAGCGCGCTTCTTTTCCCAATCAAGAAGAGATGGGACAAAGTAGAACTCGACGCCATAAAGCTGCCGGTACTTACGTCCCTTACCCTTCATTTTCCTAGAATAGGTGTGAGCGTGAGCGAGGCCGTTGCCGCTACCGTGGTCAGTCAGCGCCCATGCGTCCATGCCATTATGGAGGACCCAGTCGATGTGCTTATCAGGATAGCCAAGTCCGTCATTGACGCTGAAACCTGAGTGCGCATGCAAACCGACAAAACGATTCGGTGGTTCGATGATGCTCATTTGTTTTCTCTCGATTTATTGTATGTGTGCAGTAGCGAGAATACAAGCTAGTTGTCGAAAGCTATGACCATTCGGATCTTGTCAGATAGATCCTGGTCTCCGACAATTTCTGCAAGGGTGCCTGTCCAGGCCATCTCCTTGCAATTATTGTCGGGACCCGGCAGAAGGATCCGAGACACTTCCATCTGTGGAACAGGAATCGTCTCGTGGTAGTTATCAGCAGCCCAGAGATCATCTGGATTTGTCTCCTCGCCATCTTCTTTTCTGTAGGAAAGAAAGAGATCACGATTTGCCTGCCTAACTTCTGAAGGTGTTAGCCAGGTGTGGCTGTGAAGATCGCGGCCCCAGACATCAACGAGCTGCCTCCAGGCATTTGAGCAATCAGCCGGCACACCTCGTTCTGCAGTTTCTAGATTTCCAGCTGGATGCCTGACACCTGCAATGATTCCGAACCAGCTATAGCTTCTTGAGTCATTGATGTGCTCAAAGGCAATCCAGGGTCCGTCTGATGTCTTGAATTCCCAGAATCCGTGAATATCGCAACCCACAGTGCATCTCCTATGACTCTATTATAACACAAGCTCGGCCCGTCGCACGAGACCATGCGCGGGCCGATTGTTTTGTCGCCGACCGGCGATTAGTGACTGCCTCAGCCCTCGTTCTTTCTAGTGGGCTTTCCCTTCACTGCCATGAGTGCGGCATTGACAACTGCATCAGGGTTGTCTGACCACTTTGCCATCTTCTTGAGCTCCTCGTAGGATGCTCCCTTTTCAATTGCCCTTGCCATTGCTGTAGCTGCCTTGTATGTCTCACCGTGATACTTTCCCTTCACAACTCGGCCGTTCTTCTTCTTTCCCTCAAGCATTGGCATGTCCATATATCCTGTCATTGATGACATTGCTGGCGGCATTTGTGGCGAGTTAAACTTGTGATACTCATACTTGAGATAATCATGCACAGTTCCCATCATTGAGTCAATGACAGCAATCTTCTCCTGCACCCACTCAGGAAGATCATCGTAATCGTTGATCATGTCATGAAGCTCGTGCGCTTTCTGTCCAGTTGTGAACAGATTTGACTTGATCATGCCGGTCTCTTCTCCCGGAGCATTATCATGAAAAACTCTGCCCTGTGTGGTTCCCATGTGATCTTGGGGCATCTGATCCATGCCCATCTCATGCATCTCTCTGAGAACCATCTTTCTGATCTTTAGTCTATCAATCGGTGACATTGCTCGCCTCTGTGATCTAAATATACATCAGAGGCGAGCAATTTCTTACTTATTCGATGTGTCCGTAGTAGGGCTCGAAGAGGGGCTTCCCTTCTGCAATGGATCGCTGGAGATAGTCGCGCAGATCCTCATAGGAGGTTGTAACCTTAACGCCAGATTGAGCTAGCATCAAATTGAAGTTGCCTGTGAGACCCTGCGCAAAGTAGACAATTGGAACGCCAGCGTTGTATGCCACACCTGCCTCAAAAATTGTGCCCATGTCCTTATCGCGCGTGTTGCAGAGAACAAAGTCAGCTGTTCGAATGTGATCAACATTTCCTTTGAATGTGTCCTTCTGAACCTGGAGAGAAGCTGTTGGGGGACAGATAAAGATCTTGCGCGGCGATGCAACATCAAGACCAAGATCTCCTAGCAAATTTTCCAGAGCCTCGACTTCCTCGAGCGCCTTAGGTGTGAACCAGCCAGATGCGAGATATACCTTCATTTTGAACCTCACATAAACAATAGTGGCGCACATCGTTGTTTTTAAGAAATTTGTCTCCTTTTTTGCGTCATCTCCCTTGCTTTTCTCATAACCTCTTCTCGAGATCCTGGGTGAATTCCAAGCACACGTCTGATGCTTTCAACGATCTGATCATCTGTAACATAGATCCACCCGTTTCTGCGGCAGATCTCTTTTATGATTTCAATCTTTTTATCCTCGGAAGCCTGCACCCAGAACCACTCAACAGAATTTTTTATGTTATGAATCTCATCCTCAAGGATCTTTGCTCGACGACGTAAAGATTCGGCAATCTTCAGATCATCAATTCCAATCTCAATATCAAGATCAACAGCAATCTCAATCAGAGTATCACCATCAGCCTTGACAGATGCTGCTGTTGCACGCCTGTACGCTTTTTCTCTCTTGTCAATTTCTTTCTGAGAGAGGCCCATCTTGTCTGTCTTGTCAGGATGTGTTTCAACAACAATCTTTCGAAACAGCTTTTTTAGGTCCGCATCTAGAGATTCTGATTTTTGATCACCAGGATCAGAAGGTGCACCTGGCGCTTCTTGCTGAGGTGGAGCCGGGGCTTGTGGCTGTGCGGTCGGGTCGACTCTGACATTTTTAAGAGATTCGAGCATCTCCCTCTTTCCGCGCTCAAACACGGATCGGTGATGCTCATTTTCCTCTCTAATATACCTGAAGAAGAGAGAGGCTCTGTTGAGCTCTCTATCCATGGCTACTTTTCTCTAAGCCAGATCAAAGATGACTTAAGGCTCTTGTAGAGAGTTACAGGCCACACGATATCAAGCTTAAATCCAGATGCAAGAATCTGTGCATGACTTTTGATATGGCTCTTTTGCTCTCTTGCCCTAACAATCTGAAATTCCTGGTGAAGATCTAGAATCTTTAGGCACCTTGAAATTAAAAAAAATAAGGCTACACAAGTGTAAGATGCTGCTACAATCCCTAGAGAATCAACCATTAAAACCTCCTGTTCTTAGGATCCTTCTTAGATCTTCAGCTGTAATCTTCTTGCCATTCATCTCGCCGATGAAATCAGAAGATTCTTGACGAGGCGCTCTAGCCTGTGGTCGCGGTTGCGTCTCTTTTGACTCCAGGATCTTCTTTGCAGGCTGCGCAGCTGTGGCTATAGACGCAGTTACACCCACCTTCTTCTGGACAGGACGTGAGACAGACTCAGCTGTCACTTTCACAGATTCTTCAAAGAGTGCATCAAAAGAAAGCGGGCTAAAATATCTGTCATCGATCATGACTTCTAGATTGGCACGATACGTTCCTTCTTTCAGCATGTTCTTCATGGATGGGATCTGGAATGAAACCTCGCCCTGTCCAGCCTGTTGGCCGCTAAAGGCATAAGAGAGGTTCTTTCCCTCAAAGACAAGCCTGTACTTGGGTGTTCCGGGCTTTGATCCTTCGATTGCAACGTTGAATCGAAGCTCATTATCCTGATCGAGACTTAAAGAAATATCACTCATCTGTTTCTCTTATTACTCTGTGCTCACCAATAACTATCTTAAAGGGATTGCTTTTCTTTGAAATCTTCTCGTTAAGGTCCGCTTTAATTCTGATCTTCTTTTCAAAGACGAGTCGTGTGATCTTATTGTAGAGCGGGTTAGAAAGGGGTGAATTGTTTACCTCTTGAAGCATGGCAGCAATCTTGTAGACGTCAATTCCATCATCAAATACGGGATCTGCTCCATCACCCCGAAGTGCCTCTCTGATGGACTCGACGATCTTGAAATACTGGATTGCTCCTGCTGCAACCATGCCTGGCTCAGTTGCCTCTTCTTGACCCATTCCCATTGTAACAATGAGTGGGTTTCCTAGCGGACTAAGCACTATGAGGCTCTGTTTCGATCAAAGACAGAGAGATAGCTTGGATCGCTATTCTTGTCACGCAGGTTGAACCTGGCAACCTCAGTCAAATTGTCCGCTTTGTAAAAGACCATCTGATAATTCTCGTGATCTATGTGCCATCTTCCTCCGAGCATGTCTCGGACAAAGACAAGATCTGTGCCTAGAGTGTTCTTTATATCCTGAATCTCTGGTGTCAAAGACACAGTAGAATTTGTGAAGTTCTGCTCTTCTGATGCATAGACAGTATCATCTCCCTGTCCTGTATCCCACAGTACAGTTCCATTGAACTGGTCTGGGAATGTGATGTTTGCACCATAGATTCCGGTCATCAGCCCGATTTCATAGATGCCCATAGAAGACCTCGAGCTGATCTCCACACCATTCACATCAAAAAGCGTGTATCCGACTGTCCCAAGCCCGGACCTTGTGATCCCAAAGTTTGCTGTCTTGACAAGTGTATTTGACATCTACTTTATCACTCTTTTTCAGAATTAGAATCTTCTGGCGCGTAATTCCTAACGTCCTTAACTCGAAGCGGCCTCTCACCGGGCTTTCTTTTTTCTTTCAGCGCTCCAGACTGCTGCATCTCCTGTACCTCTTTGGCTCGAGAAAGCTCAACATCAAAGGCACCCGGAACTCCTTTAAGAACGGTGCTGTGATACTCAAGTGCTTCAATAGACCCAGTGAGCTTATTAATCTCAGCTACTATCTGCTGCGGGAGAGTCTGAAGCCTTTGGTCAACTGTCTTTATCTCTGATTCCAGGAAAGCAGCACGAGATCCCTCTGGAACCCTAGCAGCGCGTTCAAGAATTGATCCCATTGCAGCAGAGATCTGCTTGACAATATCAGAAACATGCTTTAGCTGTTCTCTTGAATTGTCTCTTTTGCTCATCAGAGAAGCGTGCATGACATCGGCATCTTGCATCGACTTTGATAGACTTGCAATTAGAACATTTTTTATAATTTCTTCTTTCATGTCTAGATTCTATCTATCTACAGAAAAAATAAAAGGGCCGCCCCTTGCGGGGCGGCCCAGTGCAGGCTAAGCCGTGAGGCTAATTAGCGGATGACTGCAGCAATGACGTCGCCAGCCTTGACTGGGAAGGCAAAGTCGAGGCGATCGCTTGCAACGACAACCGAGTAGTCGGAATCCTGCACCATGAGCATGCCGTTGACGTAGACGTCGAGACGGCCGGCAGCGGCAGCAGAATCGGCAAGACCATCGAAGCGACCAGCGGCGAGGCTGACCTGGAATGGGTATGCGCCACCGGAGGAGGCGACATCGCTTGCAACGTTCTTGACTTCCTTGCCCTTGCCGCCGCCTGAGCCGGCTGCGAGGGTGTTGAGGGCTCCGACGATCGTCTCGGTGCTGCTGAAGGCGGCGATGAACGCAGCGCGATCACCGGCCTCAGCAACAGCGTACTGGCCGTCTGCACCGGAGAGCACGAGCTCGCCAGTGGTCATCAGCTTCAGATTGGCGCCGTCTGCGAGCAGGTCGTGGGCGATTCCAATGTTGAGGGCTGAGAACTCAGGTGCAGATGCAGTGTAGATCGCCTGTGGCAGTGCCCACACCGCGCCGCCGGCTGCATCAGCAGTGACGGAGAGGTGAGTGCCGCTGACGAAGTCGATCAGACCAGCAGAGACCATGGCCTTGCCACCGTCCGACCGCATGAGGCGGTTGGCGGTGAGGTTGCTGCCCGTTACGAGTGCAAAGGTGACGCTGTCAGTTGTTGCAACAGGCTGTCCGATTGCCACAGTGATGACTGCACCAGCTTCAGAGATCGTGACACCGGTTCCGGCTGCAAGGCGGCCTTCGATGGCATCGGCGAGATCCTGGTTAGCAACCTCAATGAGGTTACCGGAAGCATCAGCCCACACGAGTGCGGAGGTGAGATCGCCGGCCTGCAGGGTGTCAGCCATGAACTTGTCAGAGGCAACCCACTTGGTGTCTGCGTGGTTCCAAGAAAGGCTCTCGCCTGCCTCGGATCCAAGGAAGATACCAGCGCCGTCGAGTGATGCACCAGTTCCGCCCTCGGCGATAACAATGTTCTTGTCATCGACGGTGAGCGTGGTGGAGTTGACGGTTGTTGTGGTTCCGTTGACTGTGAGGTCACCAGCAATGACCACGTCCTTGCTGAACAGCGAACCAGAGACTGTGAGCGTGCCGGCGGCGAAGGTCATTCTGCCGTCGTCGATCAGGTTCTTGTTCGCGTCAACAAACGTTACGCGGGTTGCGGTGAGGTTGGTGCCCTTGAACTTGGGAGCAACGAGTGCAGAGTCGATGCCGTCGTACTTGAGTCCCACATTGTCGACGAGCTTCTTGTCTGGTCCGTGGAAGACGAGGGCGCCATCTGTGGTGCTGAGGTTGAGGGCCTTGACAGTTCCGGCACGGGCTTCGCCAGTTACGACAACGTCGTATCCGAACGTTCCTGAGCCGACGACTGCGAGGTCCTTCTTGACACCAAGAGAAGCGGCACCAGAGGCGTCAAGGTGATCGGCGAGGTCGACGATCTGAACCTTGGCGTATTCTCCGGCAATTTCTTCCTTGTAGTCAGCGGCACCGATGATGTCCTTGACCTGGCCACGAAGGGCCTCGAGGTCAATGGCGAGTGAACCAAGTCCATCCTCGGACTTGATCTGCTCGGCACGCATCTTGGTGATTGAGCCCGAGGGCTGCAAGCTAAGGGCTGCGTAATCTTTATTTGCCATTTTAGTTTCTCCAGTTGAGATTTTTGCTCAATGAGGAGACATTCCTCATCTGAGTCCAAACTCTAACATAACTGGAACTAAACTTGGCTTTTTGAGAGGGCCCAAATCTCTTATATTCTATGTATGCTTATCAAGAAAATTTATTCATAAATTCTAAAAAAATTATCGTGAGTAAATCATCTTCTTTAGAGACTTCAAGTGAGCATCAAATGTGCAAAAATCTCCGTTAAAAAAATCCAGGACGTGAGAAGCACACTCACTCTTTGAATCATCAAACTTAAAGATGAATTTTCCGCTAGACTCAGAATTTGCACTAATGAGCTTTACACCCTTCATTTTCAGGTAAGCAGCTACGGGCAGCTCTGATGTTGTGTAAATCATTTTTGATTATCTCTTTTTCTTAAATAGGCACGAGGAACATCAGATCTACTCTGTATAGGAGTAAGTCGCTAAAAAAATATCATCATTTTCTATAGCACCACTAGGTAGCTGTATTTGCCTATTTAAAATTGCATAATCAGTATTTTGTGTTAAAAGCTGACCATTTCTAAAAATCATCAAAGATTGAACAGGGTCTGGATCTTTTTCAATTTGGAGCGCAAGAGATCCTGAGACTGTTATAAAAGATGCAATCTCATTGAATGAGAACTTTTTGACTGAAACTGATCGTGTGTACATCGTGATGATGACATCACTTGGATCGAGATCAATTTGTCCGAATAGAATATTTCTTCCTGAGACTATGTAGTCCTTTAGTGCACCTTGTGTTAGCAGCTGTCCGTTTAACCAGAGCATTACACTTGCAGAATTTGCAGGATCGAATGCCAGAGTGAATGTCTTATTCAATCCATCCATGGCGCCAGATGGAATCTCATTTAAGACTAGCTCTGTAAGTAGTCCGGAAGAGCCATTTTTTCCAAAAGAAGAAGGATCTGCGGTTGACGATATTGTTATTTGACCGCTGGATCCGGTTGATAGCGATATTCCCGATCCTGCAATAAGGTAGGGAGATCCATCAGATAGAGCTGTAAGCGATCCGCTTAATCCTTCCAGCGCAATAACAGAGCCTGTAACTACTAGGCTGTTTCCAACCTCAACAGGAGACCCTCCAAAAATTCTTCCTTCAACATAAACATCGCCCCCAAAAAATACGGATGATGTAGATGAAAGACTTTCAACTGTGAGAATGGTACCAGAAGTGGAAACAGTAATACTGCCATCGGCTCCTGATGTGATCTCGATTCCATTCCCAGATCGTATAAACGGTGAGCCATCAGACAGTGCCTGGATTGAGCCCATCGCTCCAGACAAGAATGTCACGGGACCAGTAAATACCGATCCCGTGACAGAAGCAACTACGCTAAAATCATTCTTTACTACAAGCAGTTCACCAATCTGTTGGCGAACAATTCCGCCTTGCGTGTCGAGCTGCAGTTCATTCTTGAATGCACCACCAGTTCCCGAATAGACGAGAACTGGTGCAAGAAGGTGTTCATCTACAACTCTAACAGCGGGCATCTTTCATTCCAGATAGAATAATAAAGCGCCCGCAGAATTCTTAAAAATCTCTACGAGCCTTGTAATTACTCACAATCTCGTCAATCTCTCCTAGAATCTCATTCCAGAGCGTCCGGAAGTGTGGGACACCGCCATCTGTTCCGTTCATGTCATCTCGTGTGGCCTGGTAGATCGTGTCATTCGGGTGGTAGGTGAGGTGCTTCTCGCTGTCCTCGTCAGGCCAGTAGAGGTTGGTACCTGTTCCATTGCGGAATGTCTTGATGTAGTGCCATGCAGGCTCGCGAAGATTGATCGCAACATGAGCCTCGGGGAAGACGCGGAGGATCTCACGTGCCATGAGTGCCGCAAGCATGTTATCCTCCTCAGGCTGGATCTGCTTGTCCTGACGCTGCTTAATGAACATGAAAGCATCGCGGATGTTCATGCGCATGTAGTAGAACGTCTCGAGGCACTTCGGGAGGATATGACGAGCGTCCATGAGAGAGATCTTCTTGGAGTCGACCATGTCAACATAGAGCGCCTTTGCATCCTCTACGTGATTCTTCCAGCGCTCATAGAACTCAGGGCTATTCTGGATCGAGCCTGGAACTAGGCTGCGCTCGTGAGAGAGCCAGCGATCACCTGTGCACTGCGCCGCAAAAGATCCGGCACGATGACGAATGAGATGAGTTACTGTCTGAGTATCGATTCCACCCACAAGGAAGGTGAGACCGATTAGCTCCATTGCTGCAGGAAGGGCACGACCCGCAAAGACGTCCTCCATGGTCTTTGAGAGATCTGCTTCAGAAGCCTCAGCATAGGGAACATGCTTATCAGCCCACGTGGACTTAACGAAACAATAAACTGCCTGTCGGATCGTCTTTGGATCAGGGCTGTCGACAAGCTCGAGCTTAAGCGCATCGAGGCTATTTACGAACTTGGTTGTAGGCCGCTCGTCGAAACGAATTGCCATGGGAAGGTTAATGGGCTGTAGATCTAGATTTTGTGGCATTAATTTCTCCTATCGAAGATTATCGATGATTTTGGTCAAGTTTTCAACTAGAATCACGCCTTCTTGCCGCTGGAGTGATTTATTGTAAGGCTGAATTGGGCTAAATGTCCGAAGTCCATGAGAGGCAAACTCTGCTGCATGCTTTGGCGAGTCATCTACACAGAAGGCAACGTGTCCTGCAAACTTTGACTGGATGATCCAGAGGAACTTCTCTCCGCTGAAGGCTACATCATCAAAGTAGAGACCCGAGCTGTGAAGCCATCGTGCTGTGTCAAAGAGGCAGAGAGGATTGTCTGCAGGGCGTGCTGTCAGGATCTGGACCCAATACCCAAGTCGCTGTAGCTCATGCGTGAATTCGGCTGCATCACTGACAGCCGGAATGTCGCGAAGCTTGCGCTCTGCTATGAACTCCTTGAAGAGGCGCTCTGTGTTATGCCCTAGATCTTGAGCAGCTGATGCAGCATAGTACTCTGGACAGTCATACGAAATCACTGCTCCCTTCGTCTCAGCAAGCCACTCAAAGAACGAGCGTCTGAACTCTGCAAGCACATCATCCATGTCAAGGATTGCTACTGGACGACCATCCCAAGACTTCTTAGACAGGTTATGCCTGAAGTGAAGGTAAGCATCCTTGTCCTCGAAGGCATCAACAAGCTCTTTCTCATTGATGTCCCAGACATTCATGATTGCCATCAGATATCTGATCACATCAATGCTCTCATACAAGATCTTTGTCCGGTCTGGCATCTTGCGATCCATTCGGTGATCTTTGAAATTGATTGATGATACAAGATCTGAGATCTCAGAATGCAATTCAAGAGCAAATGATTTTGTCATCTGCTCTTTCTCTACGTCTGTGAATGTCTTGCTATCGAAGAAAAGATTAGAGAATGCACGCTGACGATGCAGCATCTCTTTTAGGGTCACGTTAGTCCTCTAGTATTTACTCTTAATCCTATCGTGAATGATCCTATCTTTATTAACGTACGCCTCAAAAAGCTCATCAGGCGTAACTCCCATAATAATCAGAAGAGAGAGGAAGTAGTTAAAAGAGTCAACCATCTCCTCCTTGAATGCGGCTCGATCAAAATCGCGAATCTCTGTCTGTCGATGAGACTTTGCGTTCTTTAGCTCTTGCACTGCCTCAAAGACCTCTTCGACACCACGAAGTGCAAGATCTCTGAGATGTTGCTGTGTAGCCTTGTTTGTCAGATCGACAGGCATCTCTGGATAGACATCTGGGACCTGCTTCTGCAAGGCTGTCATGAAGTCCTTGCGAAGTTCAAACATTTGATCGAGCTTGTCCAATTTAGTCCTCTAGAGACTCAGGTGGAGACATTGCGGCAATTGCAGCAATCATTCGGTTAAGGCTCTCATCAAATTTGCTGAGATAGGCGGGATCAGGAGAAAGCTGCTCTCGCTCATCGACAACCAGGCGAATCGTCCTGAGGTTGTCAACGATGTCAGTGCCTGATAGAATCGCGATCTGAAGAAGTCGTGCAATCTGTGAGATTGTGTCATCTGATAGTCCATAAGTCGTTGTTGCCATTTGTTTTCCTTATTTCTGAATTTCTGGGATCCAAAAGGTAGTCCGTCCGTCCTTCGTCGTCTCTCTCTTTACCTCTCTACCTTCTGGATCCTTGGGCTGATTGTAGACTGCAAAGCGGCGACTGTAATCTCCCTTTTGTCCATCAAAACCTGAAAATGTGTAGATGGTGGCGCCACCAGTCTCATATGACTTCCTAATAACATTCTTAATCACAGAATTGAGTGTTTTCAACTCATCTTCAGATAAGGTGTTAGTTTCTCTATGGGGACTGAGTCTGCTAAAATACAAGCATTCAGACTTTAGATAGTTTCCTACTCCGCTAATTACAGACTGATCCATAAGAACTTCTGCTAGCGTTCTATTCTTCTTCTTAATAGATCTAATAAAGACAGCGTCTGATACATCTTCAGCAAGCATATCTGGACCTAAAGTCTTCAGCTTCGCTGCCAGCGAATCTTTTTTGTCAATTAGTTTTAATGTGCCGAAGTTTCTCATATCATTGAAGTAGATCTCTCCTCCGTCGTCCAAATCAAACTGAATCCTGCTGTGCTTTCTCTCAACAGCTGACCAGCTTCCAGTCATTCCTAAAGTGTTGAAAATATGCATCCCATTGTCAAGACTGATGTAGATGAATTTTCCCTTACAGCCAACTTCAGAAACTTTGACATTCAGAAAATGATTCAGACTTTCCCATCCTTCAGGATTCTTCTTTGTGTAGCGTCCTGATAGAATTCTCATATCAGAAATCTTCTTGTTCAAGATTCTTTCACGAATCCCGTCAGATACAACTTTTACCTCTGGGCCCTCTGGCACGTAACCTCCTAATTTTATTGACTATTTACCCATCGCCAGTAATTCTTCAGCGCACCGTCCTTGGGCTCTGGAATCTTTGACCACGCATGATTACAGAAGATCTTGTATGCTGCAGCAGCGTAATCTCCGATCCCATACAGATCTTTCGGATCTCTCTTATCCCACGTCAGATAGTCCTGTGACATCTTGACAAGAGTCTTGCTTCTCCGATCTCCGAGACCAAGATCCTTGATTAGATCTCTGACTTCTTCAGTGCTTGCATTCGCAGCGTCCTTTGCAGTTGGCCACCGATCAAAGAACTGCCACATAAGTGGTTCAGCTTCGACACGCTTTGTCAGATTGCAGAAAATACAAACAACAAAAACACGCCAAGGATCATCCTGGACGTGTTCTTGAATGAGGTTGTAGGGTGAACGCGGTGCGTGCATACCATACAATAAAGCAAAAATAAACGTTTTACAAGTCGAGACTCGCTAGACGCTCTTAGATCACTTCTTTAAAAGTGTTCCTGCCCATTTTGGTGCTTGTCCAACGTAAACCTTGAGAGCGTACTTATGAGCTTGACGTCTACCTTGATCTTTCTCTTTCATCGCATGATGCACAACAGAGCTGTAGATTGACTTGAATCGACGATGCTCTTTGTCAATATCATCTTCATTTCTGTCTGATTTTTCAAGCAGAACTCTAAAGAATCTTATCACTCTGCTTGTGATCTTATCAGGCTTTGGCGCGTACTTCGATGGCATAAATCCTAACTATCGATGCCTGCCGCAGTGAATGTGTCCATCTCTGTGTCGGTGGCAATCTCTAGCTGGAGCAGGCGGAGATACGTGACGAATTTGTGCTGGAGCCCATCGTCCTGGAACCCAGTATCCCCATCGATCATAGTGACCTGGCACCCAGCGCGAGGCTGGAGCTGTGTACACGACAACCTGAGCGTAATGTGCCGGTGGATGCTCAACAGGGTGAGCGTGTGCCATGCAAGCAAAGAGAAGTCCAACTAAAAACATTTTGCCTCCTAATATTAATACCGGCTAAGCCAGCAAAATATTCAATAGCCAAATGCTTCAATTGTGTCTCGGAATGGGTTTCCTGGAATTTCTTTGACCTGACTTAGCATGTCCTCTGCAAGCCAGCAAATCTCTCTCTGTGCATCTGGCTTCAATCGAAGCCCAAGAAAATGCGAGAATGATCGCCAGTTGAACATAACGTCCATTGTGATCTGATTTCCATATGGAAGGTAGAAACGTGCAGATTCCTTTGCTCGCTTCCTGCTCATTCCGCCATCAACAAGGCGCCTGAGTGTGTCATGATATCGCATGATTGCGTCTTCCATGAAGGCAATGTACCGAGACTGCTCTTCCAGGGGCCAATCTTTGGGAAGATAGTACTTGTCATCCTTCAGCTCCTTGTACCTCGCTGACTCAGCATTGATTGAGACGCCAATTCTATGCTTTAGTAGCTGAATGTGCGTTGCACAGTCGACAGTTGCGAGAAAGTGCAAAGAGCTTTTCTCAAATGGCGTCTCGTGACCATTTTCAGCCAGCATCCTTAGAAGCGCCGGAATTCTTTCATGCTTTTCAGGTGTAAGATCTCGGCTTGTGCTTGTCCACGCTGATAGCGCATGAACATCATCGCCGCCGTACCACCCGACTAGCTCAACCTTGTTTTCTTGAAATGACACTTCTAATCCTCTCTCTAATGTTTTTATCCCAGATTAGCTCAAAGATCCATTGCAAAAACGTGAGTGACAAACCTGACACAAGCACCATGGTTGAAGAAACCAAAATGTCGCCGGTAAACAGATAAGTCACCCATGTTCCAAATAGCATTGAGAATGCACGCCACACAGCTGTCTTGATGAGGAGCTCAATACTATTTGAATCCATCAAGATGCTTCCAGGAGCAGCCTTGTCACTGTGTAAGGATCCATGTTGGCACATGGACGTCTATCTTCGAAATATCCGCATCCTGCCTTTGAAACGTGAAGCGGGATTCTAATAGAAGCACCTCGATCGGAAACACCGCACCTAAATTCCTTGTAAGAGCATGTCTCGTGTTGTCCTGTTAGGCGCTGCTCAATTCCGTGGCCATAATACGGAATATAGTCGTCATGCAATCGCCGGAGTATGCTTAGAATTCGATCGATCTCTGCCATTCCTCCTTCCTCATCGCGCGTTGCGGCTGTTGACCAGTTTGTGTGAGCGCCTGCTCCATTGAGCTCGCGAACAGGCTTTGGATCTAGCTTGGCATTTATTCCGTAGTCCTCTCCTATCCGGTAGAGGAGCCACCTTGCAAGCCACAGATGGTCAGACACGACAACGGGATCACCTGTTCCAATCTGGAACTCCCATTGACCAGGCATAACCTCAGCATTGACACCGCAAATCATGAGCTCAGCATCCATGCAGGCTTTCATGTGCGCCTCTACGAGATCTCTTCCGCACACCTCGTCAGCGCCTACACCGCAGTAGTAGGGCCCCTGCTGTGGTGGGTAACCTCCCGTAGGCCATCCTAGTGGAGTTCCACCTCTAAAAAGTGTATACTCCTGTTCAATTCCGCATAATGGAATCTTTGATCCCTTTCGCTCCATTAGCCTGACCAGGTGATGTCGTGTGTTAGTTCGATGGGGAGTTCCGTCTGCATTGTAGACTTCACACAGAACTAGAATTGCAGGCCTTTCCTTTGATCGAATTGGATCCTTACAGAATGAGACAGGAAATAGAATGCAATCACTCTTGTCACCGGGAGCCTGTCCTGTCGATGATCCATCAAATGTCCACTGTGGAACATCAGATATTGATAGCTTTTCTCCTGAAAATGGAAAAATCTTGGTCTTGCTTCTTAGCTTGGACGTGGGTGTAGTCCCGTCTATCCAGATGTACTCTGCGATTATGTTTACCATTTTTCACCTATTCAAACTTGTACTTCACATCAACATTGATCTTCATGTCTGGAAGTCGAACATGATTTGCTAGACCGTGACTTAGCGCTTCATTTGCATCAAGATACCAGTCAGCATGGCTCTTTTCATGAATAATGTTGAGGAAATATTCGGGCTCCTTTCCGCAGTTGGCTGCCATCATTCGATATACTTTCTGATTTAGGCGCTCTGCCTCCTTTGAGTCAGCCTTGATATCCTCAATCTTTCCAATGGCGCCAGATGAAACATCGTGAATCATGATGGTGGCATCGGGATCCATAAACCTATATCCCTGTGTCCCAAAGGAAAACAGGATAGCGCCACAGCTCATTGCCTTGCCTTCAACAATTGTTGCAACAGCTGTCCGGGACGACTTGATATTCCCAATCATTGACATGAGAGAATAGACCTGGCCGCCATAAGAATCAATGATGATTGGAATGACAGGCTGACCTGTTGACTGTGCCAAGGACATCTGCTGTGCAAATTCCTTGGCGGAGTCTTCATCGAACTTATTGACCCGAATTACAACAGGGCTGGATCGAAGCTCAATTTCCTTGACGAGGGGAGACACACACGTGATTATGTTCATGGATACAAAGATACCACGTGTGTGGCTGTTTTATCCTACCCGCACTTGGAGTATGAGCAATTCTTGCAAGAAAGGCATCCTTCCTGGTACACGAGCTCGGTATTTCCACATTGCGGACAGCCTTTCTCTGAGGATGCTGTTCCATCCTTGATGTAACCCTTTAGAACCCGGGCAATGACCCGAGCAAAGGAGAACATGTCGCTGCTCTTGTCCTTCTGTAGCTGCTCAACAACGTAATGAAGAGGAACCTCATGGCGTAGAGCAAGAGATACAGTCCGAGAAAAAGCGCCTTGTGTTGGATTATTGAAGAGGTTGATGATGTCCTTGAAAACAAGATTTTCATCATCTCCAACAGGAACATGAAGATTGTACGTTGTTATTCCGTCACGCTTCCCGTTCTTTATGAGCATGCCTGACTTGTACTTCTTTGGGATTTCAATATTCTCAGGAATCCCGCAGAATACCTCGTAAGGCTTTCCGTCGTTGAGCCCTACAAGAACAAGCCAGGATTCAGAGATATCTCCGTTCCTAACATTGGCACGGTGAATATCGCACGGCAATGACTTTGAACGCTTTGGAATAAGCCTGCCGTCTTCCGGCTTCTTCTCCTTCTTTGGCTCATCAGCAGCTACAAGAACTCCTGTTCGACATCCGTCCCTGTATACCGTGAACCCCTTGCAACCGGACTTCCACGCCTGAAGGTAGACATCGTTGACTGTCTCACGAGTCGCAGAGTTCGGGAGGTTGCAGGTCTTGGAGATCGAGTGATCGATCCACTCCTGCGCAACTGCCTGGATCTCTACGGACTTCATCCAGTCGATGTCATTGGCAGTTCCGCCCCAGTATGGGCTCTCCTTCGGGTCAGTCTTGCCTGTGACGTCCATCCACTTCTTGAACCAGTGGTGATAGACCGTGTACTCCTGCCACTTGTCTCCCAAGGGATCCACGAAGTCAACTCTGGATGTGAGGTCGCCCTGCGTGATCTTGCGGCGGCGCTTGTAGGAGAGGAGGAAGGCGGGCTCGATGCCGGATGTCGTACGGGTAAGACAAGAGACAGAACCGACCGGAGCGGTGGTGGTGAGGGCGATGTTACGACGACCTGTTTCCTTCCACATCTTGGTGTAATCACCATTGCAAGAGGTGATCACCTTCTTCAGGTAGACGTGGTCCTTCTCCTTCTCGTAGTCCCACACAGGGAATGCTCCGCGCTCTTTCGCCATGATGAGAGAGGATCGGTGAGCACCAACTGCGAGCGCCTTATAGATCTCTCTGGTGATGTCGATGGAACAGTTATCACCATAGCGTGCATTGAGAGCCGCGATTGCATCTCCAAGCCCTGTCACTCCGAGGCCTGTGCGACGACCGTTAGTCCCTGCAGCTCGAATCTTTTCCCACAAGTCCCGCTCGATCTGCTTCACATGCTTTGGCTGTGGATCTTTCTCAATCTTCTCAAGAATGCGATCAACGCACTCAACTTCAAGATCGACAAGGTCATCCATCAGCCGCTGCGCCTTCATCACGACTGTGTTGAAACGATCGAAGTCAAAACGAGCATTATCAGTGAAGGGATCCTTCACGAAAGAAGTGAGATTGACGACCATGAGACGACATGAATCGTATGGACTGAGGGGAATCTCACCGCAAGGGTTCGTGGAGATTGTCTTGTAACCGACATCGCGGTAGCAATCGACGATACCATGATTGACCACTGTATCCCAAAAGAGGGCACCGGGTTCTGCAGAGGCCCAAGCAGCATCGACGAACTTGTCCCATACCTGCTTCGCGTCGATCATCTTCACAATTTCAGCGTCTTCTGGGTGAGCCTCGACTGGCCACCGAAGGCAGAAGCCAACGTTGCTCTCGACCGCCTGCATGAATTCGTCGGTGAACCGGATCGAGATGTTGGCACCTGTGACCTTCTTCAGGTCGCGCTTGATGTCGATGAATGTCTCGATCTCCGGGTGGCGACAGTCAATGGTGAGCATGAGTGCGCCACGACGTCCACCCTGCGCCACCTCGCGCGTGGAATTGGAGAACCTCTCCATGAAAACACCAATACCGTCCGTGGTCCGAGCAGCATTGGACGTAGGCTGCCCCTTCGGGCGTATGGTTGAGATGTCAAACCCGACCCCTCCGCGCCGCTTCATGATCTGGACCTGCTCCTGATCTGTGAAGAGAATACCTGCGTAGCTATCATGGGGCTGGTCAACCACAAAGCAGTTTGAGAGAGACTGCAGCTGATGTGGATTTCCGATTCCTGACATCGGTGACCCCTGCGGAACTACATCAGCAAAGTTCTTGAGCAGGCTGTAAATTTCTTCCTCGCTCATCGGATTTGGATACTTTGCCTCAATTCTTGCAAACTCGCTTGCAAGACGACGGTGCATCATGTCAGGGTTTGTTTCTAAAAGATGATCACCATCCCTTAGAGCGTATTTCATAAAAACATCGGGTGCTAGCTCATCACCTTCGAAGTACTCGTTTGTCTCTCGAAGGGCCCGATCTTTGACTGACTCAGACATTTACAGCTCCTTGGGAATCATTATACCCGAACTACTTACCGTTAATCTCTTTCCACTTCTCTTTAAGAAGAGTTTTCATTGATGTTCCATCTGCCTTAACCACGTCGTTGAGTGACATCTCATCCGCGTTGAGCAGCGTGAACTTTGACATGGAAGTATCTATCTGCATGGGAAACAACATTCCGTCACGGCCTGCTCGATTCTTGGCAACAAAGATGCGACCAGTACCGGTTGATTTTTCATTTGGCTTTCGAGAGATGGAAAGAACAACGTCAGCAACCATCGCTTTGCCATATGCTTCAGACATGTTTTCGAGACCGACGATGTCTGCGTTAGAGGCGTCTCGATTTGCCTGTGATGCAGTCCAGATTGGAATGCTCATCTCCATGGACATGTTTCGAAGCTCTTCATAGACAAGCTTTAGCTCATGTCGTAGAGAATCAAAGCTCCTAGATGACTTCATGATATCTGCATAGTCAATGATCACAACACTCGGTACAAATCCCTTGAGAAGAAGCTTTTCTATATGATTACGCAGAGTCTGAACTGACGGAGTACCAGTAGGATACTCCTTAATAATAAGCCTTCCGAGTTGCGTATCCTTGTAGAAGTCAAGCACCTCTTGCTTGCGATCGATCACTTCATTGCTTGGAATGCTGCAGAGGTTAGAATCATATCGAAGTCCGACTGCGGACTCTGTGAGCTCAAAGGTGTAATGCACCACATTCTTGCCGACTCGCAAAGCTTCTGCACCCATCTGGACCAGGAAGTGAGACTTTCCAACCCCGGTCGGTGCAACGACAACTCCGAGCTCTCCTCTTCCAAGACCACCATTCAGAATGTCAGGCGCATCGATCTGAAGCAATCCAGTCGGGCATACCTGTCTACGTGTTCTAACAAATCTTGCCTCGATGTCCTCGAAGAAGTCATGTCCGACGGATGCAGGAGTTCCGGCGGCCAGAGCATCTTTCATCAGCCCGACAACAGAGTCAAGATTATCAGTTGCGATCATCTCAACAGCCTTCTCAAGGGCCTCTTTCATCGCCTGCTTCTTGCAGAAATCAAGAGACTTATCCTTGACATACTGCAGATCGCCAATGTTTGGATTGGTTCTGACTCGCTGTAAGAAGTCAATGATCTGATCCCGGAGGATCGTGTCCTTTCCTTCCCGCAGATCATCCTTGATGATCGTGACAAGCAAGGGAAGTGTAGGAAAGTCCTTGTACTTCTGGTGATAAGAGAAGTAAGACTTGCAGAGATACTGCAGGTATTTGAGATCAAAGTACTCGGGAGTCATGATCTCAATCATCTGCATTGCCCAGGATCGATCAGTCAGGAATGCCTGAAAGATCTTTTCCTGAAACTGCTTGCCATAGTGGCTAAAAAATGCTTCGCTCATTCGGCACCAATGTGATTCATTGAATAGAACATGTTGTCAATGTCAAAATTTCTAATTCCAATTGATTGTGCTTCCCGCATGAATCCTATCTTATCACGCCGAGGGGCCCATTTTTCATTCGTAAACTTAATCTTTTCGATCTGTTGCGGAGGTATCGAGGATGAATCAAGGTAGACAAGCTTCCAGTTTCGCCTGATTAGATCCTCTGATTCGCAGATCGAGTCAAAGATCTTCACCTTGCCAGTCCTTCGCTGGTCTGACAAAGAGATGAAATCATCAACCAGCACATCTCCGGGAGCACCTAGCTCTGGAAATCTCTTTGCCAGTGTCTTGAATCCAACGCCCTGGACGCCAGGAATGTTGTCTGAGTCATCTCCGCAGACAGACTTTGCGAGTGCAAAGTTATTCGGATGTATGCTAAATTTGGATATCACCTCATCCGTGTCCACGATCTTCTTCCATGTCGGCGAGTAGATGATTGAGTTATCACGGATGAGTTGATAGTAATCTTTGTCAGCAGACAAGATGATATGCAGACATTCCGGGTGCATATAGCGACAGATGTACGCAATAACGTCGTCTGCTTCACAATCCTGCCCATACATCTGTACGATAGGCAGGTGATTTAGCAGCTTCACTATTGCGACAATCTGGCTATTGCGATCAGACACAGTCTGAGGAATGTCATCCTCGTAATACCTGTTTAGTTTCTCTGGTCTTCGGTGAGACTTATAGCCTGGATAGAGGGAACGTCTGCTTGCAGATCCTCCGCTTTCCCAGACGACATAGATCCGCTTGGGTCTAAATCTTGTGCTAAGAGATCGAAGCTCTCCTAAAAACCCGACAACACCACCCAGGTGATTACCGTTCACACCCATTGCTGGGTGTGCAACGAAGTGACGAGTAAAAAGGTTGAGAGCATCGACCATTAAGATCGACGCCTCTCCTTTCATTCGTCTGCTGTCTCCTCAGGATCATCAGATCCTGCGATCTCTTCTCCTGTTCGGGTCAGAACGACATCAATCAGAGATTCAAGGTATGTCTTGTAATCTGGGTTCTCTAGCAGCTCATTGAACTCTGCCTTGTGGAACTTCTTTTCAATGATTACCTTCCCGTCAAGATCTTTGACTGAGAATGTCTTCCAGGCTGTTGCGCCCTCGACACAGACGACCTTTCCGTCGATGGTTCTCTCACCTGCATCTCGAAGTACGTCAAAGACCTCCTCGTGCTCCACAATTCCCTTTCCAAAATGAATCTGGAAATTAGCCATTCGGAAGGGAGGTGCGACCTTGTTCTTGACAGTCTTCGCTGAGACGTTGATGCCGATAATATCGCCGTTCTTGTTCTGAATCTGCTGACCTGCACCTAGCTTGATTCGGACTGACGCGTGGAACGGGATAGCCATTCCTCCTGGTACAGTCGTTGGATCTCCGTGAAGGACACCAATCTTTGTACGCGTCTGATTTAGACAGACCATGAGAACTGACTGATCGCCAATGACACCCGTGATCTTGCGCATACCCTTTGAGATCGCTCGGGCCTGAAGTCCGATGCTCTCCTTGTCGTAGTCTCCAAGGAGCTCAGCCTTTGGAGACGAAGCTGCGACTGAGTCCCAGATGATTGTGATCGGAACGTCTTTCTGCATCGCCTTCGCCTTGACAATCGTCTTCTCAGCAACGTCAAACACCTCCTCAGTGCAGTGTGTATCGACATAGACAAATCGCTTTGATACGTCTACTCCGAGTGCACCAAGATTCTCAACAGACGTTGCATTCTCAGTGTCGATGTACACAACGATGCCTCCCATCTTTTGAGTGGAACGAGCAATCTGTGTCGCGATGTGACTCTTTCCGATCGAGGGTGGGCCGAAGATCTCCACGATTCGACCCTCGGGCAGGCCTCCGTTGAACCTGTTTGAGACAATGTAGTCTAGAAGCGTTGAACCAGTTGAGATCCAGCGCTTGACATGCGTAGGAGACTCATCTTCGGACAGATTGTAAGCAATTCGAGATCCGTGTTCCTTGTTCAGCGATGAGATTAGCTCTGAGGTAAAATCTCCAGAAGCGTCCTCTCCCCTTCCCTTTTCCTTTGAGATTCTTGCCATTTTTTCTCCTTTATAAACAGTACGGGCCCGGAGCATGATTTATACCCCGAGCCCGAAGAACTATCAAGAGTCGATTAGATCATTGAAAGCATCATCAAGTGACTTGAAAGTCTTCTTGGATGTATTTGCAGGCGTCTTGGCCGGAGGAGGAGAATCATCCTCATCAGCAACTGCAGCAACCTTGCTATCAGATCCGCCGCGCTGCGTGCCATCAGACTCAGTCGGCATGCCACCCTCAACCCAGTCATTCACGATCTTCGAGAGCTCATCGTAAGACTTGAGTTCAAACATCTTGTTGACGTCTGGGATGTTGTCAATCCACTGCTTTGCAGTGGCTGTATTAGGAGCAAGAGTGCTAGCCTTGCCGCGAGGCATCACCTCAGTCTCAGCAAACTTCTTGCCCTGCGGCTTGTAGCACTTGACCTTCACATCGCGACCGCTCTCGGGATCGGTGATGTCACCGTAATCCTCGTCGAGCATGATGCCGAGAAGCGCCTGGTAGACCTGCTTTCCGAAGCCCCAGATCTGGACGCCCTTGTCCTCCTCGCCGCGTACCACGACAGCAGCATAGCAGCGCATCTTCGGGTAGAGCTTCTTGGCAAGCTCGTAGGAATCCTTGGTGCCCTCAGCACGGAGCTTTGTGATTAGCTCCTGGATCGGATCAGGCTTACCGAACTGGTTCGGTGTAAGAAGGCCTGGGTTGTTGCCGATGTTGTAATAGAACCAGAGCTCCTTGAAGGGCTGGCCGTCGTTGTTTGGGAAGGAGAGAAGTCGAACAGTGTACTCTTCTCCTTCCTTCGGCTTCCAGGAGGTAGAGGACTTCTTCGTGTTTCCAGAAAGGTTGTCGAGACGCTTGCGAATAGCGTCGAAGTTAATTGCCATTTTTTCTTTCCTTTAATGTTTAATGTGCAACTTACAAATTTTAAGTCTCTAGAGAATTCTAGTGGCTTGTCGTTGTAAGCTCACACCCCAATCATAGACTGGGGAGCGAGAGTTTTCATGGTTTTGGCTTAGAATTTTTTACTGGATCAACCAGGTATTCACTTCCGGCAGCCTTTGCCATGGTAGAGTAAAATTTCTTTGGATCCTTGGGACCTTGCATGGGACCAGTGTATCCTGCAACACCGGCTGTCGTGCTCATCTCGTTAGCACGAAGCTTCTTGCGACGCTTGCGCTCAGCAAGAACGTCTGGGAACGGAGCTGCGGAGACCCCAACCATGTAAGAGGATATGGAAGTGTGAGCAAGCGCAAGGTTTCCAATGAAATTTGAAACCAAGTTCATCTTTCCAAGCGTCTCCTCAGTGAGACCAAAAAGCTTTCCAAGAGACCTCAGAGTCTCCTCAGCTTCCCTGATTGCCTGGTTATACTGCGATGAGAATGTCATAAGCGCATCGACTATCTTCTCGCCTGTCGGGTCAGCACTGGGCCCAAGCCCTGAGATTGTAACTAGCGCAACGTCTATAACAGTGTCAACCAGCGCTAGTCCCGGGACTAGATCCAGCGGGATGCTCGTGATAAGATTCGACAGGAAGCTATAGCACTTCATTGCAATCTTTATTGTCATATCCTGGATAACAGCCCTGTCAGCATTTGATGGAATGCTCAGAGCCTCAAACTTTGCTTCATTTTTTGCAGGATCCTCAAGCATGTCAATATCAGCACCAAGCTTATTGAACATACCTGTTAGCGTGGCAGCAGACTCTTCTATGTTCTTAAAATCTTGAAATGCGTGATACCCGTAGTAGACGTCTCCAGCAGTTCTGACAAACGGAGCGATTACGCTCAATCCTGTCATTACCTTGCTCATGAAGCCGTCCTGCTTCTCTTCTTCCGGAGGCGCTGTGAGAACCGGGCTGTCTGTAGAGACCTGGGCTCCAATAGCCGCAAGCTTTTGACGAGTATCCTCGGATCCTCGCTTCAAGAAGTCAACAATGTCTGAGTTTGGTATGTTTTCAACAAACTCATTGAGCACCTTCTCATACAGACGAGCTCTCATGTGAATTTCATCATCATCTCCGCGTAGAGATTCTGATATTGGTGTTGTGTTTAGAAAGTGTCTCATGTTATTTATCTTTCTAGGTAAATATCTTCTGTCTGATACTTTTTTATCCACAATTGCGTTGATGTTCACCTGATCATCAGGAAGCTCTTCATCGACATTGTGTCGTCCCATTGAGATCGATGCCATCGTGTCTGCTGAGGTGCTCATGCCGCCGGTCGACCGAAAGGGCTTCGGGACGAAAGGTCTTGCAAGGCGCGAAAGCGAAGTATCTGCACCACCAAATCCGCCTGCGGCTGATGGTGCAGTAAATCTTCCTGATCTTTGGGTTCCGTCTGGTTTTCTGCTCACTTATCTAATTATCACACGGCCCACAAACATCCTGCATACTAGTGATTCGTATTGCAGTCTGCAAGAGCGTCATGAGAGGTGACTCATTTCCGACATAGAACTTGTTCTCGTCGTACGCGCTTGACTGCGCAACAATTGCCATCCATTCATCCTGCGTAAGCGCCACACCCGCAGATTGCAGCATGTAGAGACCCCTGTGCGTGTGAGTCATGCGCTTGATGTCTGGGTTGTACACGTAATTGATACCCCTCTCAATGTGCCAGGAAGAAGTCTGTGGAAGGAAAAAGTCTCCTGTCTCATCCCCCATTCTTCCAATGTCATGCAGCAGAGACACAATGATAACAGACTCAATTGAGATTTCTAGGCTCGAAAAAGCTGCCATGTTGCAAAGATCTCTTGCGTTTGCAAATGTCTGGAGGCTTCTCTTAACGAGTCCTCCCGGCGCAGCGGATCTCTTGTTAGATCGATCATGGCCTGGAGCGGTAGCAATTCTGTCGCCGTATTCGTCTAGAAATTTTTCAATTCTATCCTTGCGACTTGACACCTTTAGCAGGATCTTTCTAAACTTCTCAAAATTTTCAATAATCTCTGATTCACTCACCGCTAAATCTCCTTATTTTTACTGGAAGAAATTGATCAATTATTTTCACAAAAAGCCCATCTTTACACACCTTTTCAAGGTGAGACAAATAGCTGTTTTTGACATCAATTACGAGAGCATCGTGAATCAGGTAGACGGGCTTTGCAAAATCCCGATCAACGCTGTCTAGCAGCCAGCTGAATCCATGACAAGCAACATCAACTGCTGATGATTGCACGTGGTGGCTTATTCTTGCGTTTGTGTCTCCTAGCGGACGTCCAAAAGCGTTTGCAAATGAGTCCATGCCCTTGAGCTTGTCATCTAGCTCTGCAACCCTTAAAAGCGCGCGAACCGACTGATATACAGATATCGCATCAGGAATGTCCTGATATCTCAAAGCAAAATTCCTTTGTGACATGCCGTAGATCGCAGCTAGGGTCGCCTCCTTGATCACGCTTCTTCCGACGCTTGCAGCACCCGATTTCGAAGATATCCACTCGTATGTGTCTCCTTGGCCAACGTTGAGGCCTGATATCCACGCGAGAACACGCGCTTCAAGCGCATTGAAATCGACCTCGACGAGAGTTCCATCATCCCATCTTGAAACAATATTTCGACGCAAATCCTTCTGGAGTGTTAAGATCTTAGGTCCCGCAACAATGCTCATTCTTCCGGTAGATGAATGAGCATTGTCATACTCAGGCACCCTGACAAATCCCTTTTCATCAGGAATGAAATCATGCGACACAAGCTCATCATTTGAGACTCTTCCCTGAACTAATCTGTCAATCAGGCCCTGCTGAACCTGGAAGTGAGTTAAAAAGTATTGTGTCCGTTCTTTTGTGAGAAAGTTGACTGTCGACTCAACTTGCTGCGTCAGGAACTTAGTGTAGTCTTTCTTTGAGAGTATTCTAGACCACGCAGGATTGTCTGTGTGCTTCATCCAGAACGCAGCCTGTGGTACATCAGGGTGAAGAACAATCTGTTCTCCAGCAGCTTCTGACGCTGCTAGGACACATCCTTTTCTTACAGCTCTCGGTCGCAAGAACCAGTCGCAGTCATCTGCAGATCCAGTCTCAATTTTTTCATCGTGCCACACGAAGCTGGCAGTTGAACCTGTGATTCTTGAATCAAAAAATATACGCACACGTTATTATTCATGATTAAGAGCAGATTTATCAACTGCCCGTAACTGTCTTCTTGAGCTCGTCTAGCTGTCTGGCAACTGATCTCATTGTTGCATTGTTCGTAGGAATAAGAGTGGCTGAGGTTGTAAAAGATCCGGGACGAATGGAGTGAGATACACTCTGCACTGTGTATGAGTTGTCAAGCGTTGTCCCTGTCCCAAAGTCTACACAGTATGTCTGCCCTCTTGTGATGCAAGTATTTCCCGCCATGCTTAGCGTGATAGACGAAGGAATCACAAGAACATCATCGACCAGGTTTGCTGCTGAGCTGGCACCCGTGCTGGATCCCTGGGAGGAGTCCTGGAGGGCAGATAACAGATACCCCGAGCCTACATCAGACGCTGCTTGTGAACTATATGATGCATTGGTCACCAGAGACCCTTCTGCCCCGATTAAGAGGTTTGGATATAGATTCATTGCAATCTGGCGTGCTACGTTCTTGTCCCTTAGAACAAGAGTTGCAAGATCTGGCGCACCTGGCTGTGTTTTTGATTTCTCAATAATTGTAAAAATGCTTGTGTCTACGTCACTTTCACTGAGCACCTTTGCAAATCCGTTCGAATTAATCATTGAAAAAATAATATTTCCAAGCTTATTGAAGCCGCCAGATCTATCATCGTAGATTACAATTCTTACTATCTTTTTGTCAAGAATATTGTTGCTTCTATCGTATGCATCAAGTGTATCAATTGTGCTTTTTACTCGAGGAGGAACAAACGCTGCATCAACGAAATTTATCTTCTTTCTCTTCAATATTCCTGAATTTCTAGCCTCGATCAGGGCCTCTGCATTTTTCATTGATTGGGCAATTGCCGCATCAAGCGCTTCAGAATCAGTCGATGTAGATTCGTTGATGGTCTTGATAGCTTCATCCCGCTTTTGGAGAAGTGCAGCCATTCCAAAGAAATTTGATGCAGGATTGTTCACCTGCTTTAATATTGTCGAGAGTGCTGTCTCAGCGGAGGACCTTGCAGTGATGCCAGGTCCGTTTTTCTCCTTCTGAACAAGATCAGAAAGATATATTGGAAAATTTCCAATGTTCTCCTCAGCCATCTCACCGCACGCAGAGTTGAAGGAAAAGCAGTGTATCCGAACCTCTGCGACGTCAGGCTGACTAATCAATATTGGCTTAGCGACAAGCTGCGCTATTGCATCATAAAGCGGAATGAGAGTCGGAGGAGATTCATTTGGAAAAGGCTCACCAAGTGCCGCGCTGACGTCACCCACAAATGCCCTAAGTGCTTCAGGAATGAATACCTTGTGGTTGAACGTTCCAATACTACCGTACTCTGTTGCATCCGATTTGACAAAATTGACAGCAGCGCTTAACTCATCTGCGACTGCCTGGGGCTCTAGCTCTTGGACGTCTGTATTATTGAGCTTTCCTATAAGCTCGTTGAGTTTTGTTTGATCAATGATAGAATTTCTCGTAGAGATGCTCCTAATGTAATCATACAGGCTGTAGAAGTCCTCTGCCTTGACAAATCTGCTAGCAGAGGAAGCGTCAGATGTTGACATCTGAATTGTGGTGCCAACCCGAGTAAACTGCCTTGTTGATGAAGCATCATCAGTCCTTGATTTCTTTATGTTGATCAGCTGCTTGGCAAGCGTGAGCACCATTGCGTAAGGAACGAATCGACCGTTTGCAGACAAGACCTTTGCAGACTTAGACACGAATGATCCCGTAGAAATCAAAGAGACAGAAATTGACATGCTGGTCGCGTCTCTCGTTGATAGCGAGACATTTTGTATTGCAAAGTTTTGAGTCACTCTCATCGCATTTAGGAGCTTCGCAAAAACGTTTCCGGTCATCTTATTGTTATCAGGATGCGACCATCCGTAGGTAATTCTAAAGTTTGTCGTGGGAAAAATCTCTGCAGACACAAGGGGCTCAATATCAGACAGCCTTGACCGATCATGAAGAATCATTTTGAGGTCAACTTTTGTCTGCGCATAAAGGGAGCCTCCAACTCCCGTTTGCTGTATGTTTGCGCTCTCTATTGTCAAGAGAGGAACCAGCGGATCCAGTATTGTGACTCCTCTGTCGCTGATTGCGCTTGCAGCGTTCATGTTTGCTGTTGAATCAGCAAGCGTTTGGGGCATTGAAAATATTTCCATGCCCGCGACGTCAAATCCAAACTTTGTAGTCATGTCTGACGCGATGTATCCGCTCGTAATTCCTGCTGCCAGGCTAGACTCTACGCTCATGGGACGAAATCCCAAGAATCTCAGTGCGCTAAGCTGACCATTCCCAGCAGCGTCTTGTGGGTATGTAATTCTGACGTCAAAGTAGGGTGCACACAGGGACATCTCTATGGGCGGAATCATGCTGCAAAACAGCGCAGATATGTCTGTCAGAGAAGTGCTGTAGTCAACCTTTGATTGCGCTGCGTGCTGAACTAGTGAGATCGACTTTTTGCTCGCTCCTTCTCCATTTGCAGGTCTCATGCTAGAAAATGGATCAATTTTTTCCATTCTAAGCTTCGCATCTATGGTGCCTAGCGGACCCACGAGTGCCAGAGCTGTGTCGGCATCGGGAATTGGTTCTGAATTTCCAAGAAGCTTTTCGCAGACTCTGGCATCTTCAGTTGTTGATCCCCCAGCTGCCGCTGTGACAGCCACTTTTGCATCGAGCAAGTCCGACAGAGATGCAAATGAAGCATAGGATAATATGCTATTTGCAGACTCTCTAAGCTCAGTATATGTTGAAATATTTTCTGGTAGTTGAGAAATTCCAGCCATGCCCGCTACCTCAACAGTGAGTAGACCTGATTTAGGTCATTTGGAACTCTAAGGACTGTTCCCGCTGGGCACTGTGCTGCCCATCCAACACCAGATGCAGCTGCTATTACCCACCAAAGAGTTGAATCTCCGTAGGTTGTTGCAGCTATGTGATCCAGCCGCTGCTTTTCTGAGAGAGTTAGCACATTGTATCCTATTTGATTATTTTGTGCGGCAAAATACAGTCTTGAAGAAATGTCGGTTGTCGCTATGCGAGTCCCGTCAAGCCTTCTCACAAATGCGTATCTACTTGTTGCCATTCATCACCTGCTAATCTTTGGACCTGGTGCGACCGCTGTCTCTGCAACGGCGCCGCCGTCTTTGAAGAGGCGCCTGCTGATCATACCGCCATCTGGCATTGGACTTCCAGCAGTGTCATGCATAATTTGTCCAACGTTGTAGATTGGTGCACGATTGAAGCCGTTCGAGTCGAGACCAGGTGCAATATCGTGAATCGGGTTAAAAGTAATCTGAACTTTGCAAGCCATGGGCGCACGAGAGTTCCAGTCCATCTCCCACGCTGCTGTATCCATCCAGGTGAAGGTCATGTTCTTTATGACTCCAGCCAGCCCCTCACCCATTCTGTCCTCAAAGGCCTTTGTGATGGGGTTTAGATAGGGAGAAGTAAAAGTTCTTCCAATAGATCCTAAGAAATCTGCAAGAGGAAGATCAACCGGGACATCCGCTTTGTCGGTAGCTGATGTCAAGATATTTGAAACAATGCTAGATGCCACGCCTGAAGCACCGCTTACCAGACCAAGAGATAGCAGCATGCCAGGCATTGCAGCAATGTCTACAATTGATCCGGAATCAACGTAGAGATCTGCAGCAGAGACCTTACATTTGGAACCATTTATCTGATCTGACAGCGTGTAGTCATTTAGCTCTAGTTCGTAGACTGTTCCTGTTCTTCCCTCGTATCTCTCGATAGCGCGTACATTTATCGGGCGTCTGAGCCTAAGATTTTGAGTCTTGCCGTCGGGTCTAGTTACGATGTAAGGGGTTGATCGAGCCTTTAGAATAAGCTTGCTTCTAAGTCCGATGAACTCCCTATCAGCGCGAGAGGCATCCTCATCAACCGACTCTTCTAGCAAGTACTTGTCCCGATTCTGGAAGAAGTTTTCTCTTTCTGTGTTTAGCAGCGGATTGACGAACCCATTTTTCAGATAATATGCAGTAAGCTCTGCTCCAAAATCAGCAGCTGCCTGTGCAACCCCTGCAGCGAAAGGATCTTTGATCATAGAGATGTAGCTTGTCAACTCGAGCGGTGATGCAGTGTAGACCAGAAAAGGCAGAAGCCTTACGTCAAAGCTTGGCAATTTGCCGCCGGACGAGAGCTGAGTGGTGTTTGCAACGTTCTGGATGAATTGAGTTGCACCAGCAGCTAGATTATCTCCCGATGCTGGATATGAGGCACCAAAGGTATCATTTCCAACACCAAAAAGTTTAGCAAAATTATATCTGCTATAGTTCGTCTTCACAAGATCACCAACGCGCAACCTAACAACAGGAGTTCCTCCTGCTATCTGGCTAAACGGCTGTTCGAATCTGACAGTTTGTTTGCTTATTTTGCCAAACGGTGTCGAATCATCATTTGTCTGTGCTGTTCTGCCTCTTGTGTACTGCGGATATACAAGCGTCGTAAGCTTGTTGATCTTAAACCACATCTCATCAAAATCTTCTTTCGAGGTCGCGACGATGTTGAATGTGAGACCAATCGTCCTGGTTGTGCTAGAATAGTTCTGGACAGGATCTGCTCTACCGAATCCCTTTGTTTCAGTAAAATTGGCTGAAAATCCATCAGTAAGGCTTTCAAGGAAAGCGTGAAAAGCGACTATCTCATTTGTTCTGAGGTCTCTGAAATAGAAGGGCACATACTCGGCAGAAAGCCTGTTCTCAATTATCCTTGCAACAATTGGAGGAATAACTCCTGAGTTTCTATTTATGCGCGCGTAGGTCTTGTCGTAGAGCGTAGATCCAAGCATTCCCTTGATGGGATTCGATCCCTTCTCAGCATCAAACATGTAATCAAGATCAAAGGTTGCTGCCATCGCCTCCACGGGCAATATGAACAAGCTTGGCAGGCAGCTGTTTCTCCACGCGAGTGATGAATTGCTCAAAAGCCTACCATCACGTGACTTCATCTGCCTGGTCCCTGGCGCGTCTGGGTATTCATCCATTCCGTAAGGATTGGTGATTGAACCCGGGTCCTGCTCTGCCTCTGCTGTGGTAATTCCCTGAATGACCAAGCGCTGGTATCCGATCGATGCAAACACATTGATGATCTTCACTGCCAGAGAGTCTTTCATGCTGAGAAGGCACGCAACAAAGTCAGACCCGTCGATCTCTGCGCCACTTCTGCCAATCGAGACATTATTGAGAACTCTTGAGAATTCTGCCAGGCTTCTCAGTGCACTCTCAGATACAGCTCGCCAAAAACCCTGGCTCATTCCCATCGAAGAGCTAAAATAGGGTTTACCAAGATTTTTTGCAATATTCTCTATCTCTGATTTGTACTTTTCTGCCAGCTGCGGCGTGTCGTATTGAATTGGCTGGACTGATGTCTGTAGAGATTTAAACCCAAAGCAAGAGTACAATCCCTCAGAAACACAGGACGTGTAGCTGTATATTCCGGTCTGGAACATGAAAGTCCTGATGAGGGCACGTGTCTTTGTCGTGACCTTGGACTTTACACTCGTTCCCATGTAATAGGGGCCTCGGAGCACGCTGTCATTGCTGACCTGAAGCTCCTGGATGTATGAATTTATGTTGATTAGCTTGTTGTCAATGAATGAGCAAAGTCCTAGAATTGCTATTCCAGCCTGCAAGGACTGAATTCTCTCGCTTGCTGGCTTGCTCTGGCTTTCTCCAAAGGGCTGGTCTGGTGTGTGAGTGCTGCCACGCGTGCGTGAATATTCGGCCTCACTGGCTAGACGCTGCACCGCGTCGCCTCTTCCATCCAGGAAGCTGCTTCCGTCCGAATTCTCTGGTGCTCCAAAAGCGTCTCTAGCTCTAAAGGGCTCAACTGATGATTGCTGCTTATAGAGGCTAGGAAATCTTGCAAGCGTATTTGATGTAACATCAGAAAATGCTTTTGATGGATCTTGTGCTTCACCCGGCGTCTCGGATTGATCCCAGCCGGCCGCCTTTAAGATCATGCTCCTTGCAATGTTCGACAGGTCATCCTGACTAACATCAGCGGATACTTCTACAGTCTCGGGCTCGTATGTCCCACGACCAATCTGGACACGAGCCTTCCGGTCACTGATGTACTCCTTCGTATCGATCGTGTTTCCATCTGTGTCTATGCTGTATCCGGGCGGGTCATCAGTTGGTGAGAACGTGTTATATTTTTTGAGAGAAGCAAATGCGCCCACGACCGCCCGTGATTGTTCGGGCGCCAAATCTGAGCTGGCGGGTGCAGGGACCACGTCTGTCAGGAGAGTGTTTCCATTGCTAGCCCCTCCCGCACCTGTTTTGTCAACAATGGAAGACAGGGGTACGCCAGACTGGTCAAATACTGCGCTGTTTGATCGATTGAGAGCGTCTGCATTCTGCCTGATGTTGGAATCTGCAAAGACATTCAGCGCGCTTGTTGATTCTGCAGCTGGAATTGAGGATCCACGGCCTGAGGCGGGTGCCTCGTGTGCTCCTGGAGCAATCTGGTATTCATTTCTTTCTGTGATGAAGGACGTGTAATCTCCGAGTAGAGATTCTCCGGTCGCAAAATCAAGAAGAGGCCTGCCTGTGTTCGGCTCTACTCCAAGATCATCAAGCTCTCCGACGATGCCATCTGGGCCCGGGTCAACAGGCAGAGAGATACCAGTCGCTGTCGATCCTGCGCTTATTAGAAAATCACGTAGGGTTTGACGAGTTGACATTCTCCTCCGATGACGAGTGTGCACCTACAAGATTAGGTATCTCACCGATCGACTGGTCGACAGCGCGCAAAAAATCCTCTGAGAGATGCGCAGATTCAAGCGCATCACAGGCCTCCTGCAGTAGAATTTCAAGCTCTTTTGCAAATTCTTCCATTGTATTTTTCTCTAGGGTAGTACAACTGGCGTGTTGGATGTATCCCGGCTAAACACAAGCTTAAGCTCTCCGCCCTCACCGGGGACATTAATATCAACTCCTTGTGAGCCTTCGTACAGAATATTCTTCGCAAGAACCTTTGTGAACTCATCGTTGCCCTCGAACGTCAAGACGATGTTGACTGTCTGCGACGTGGCGGTCCTTGCAGCGGTTCCGGAGGTCGCGGTGCTGGATGTCTCAGCTGGTGCTGCTGGCGAGCCAGCAGGTGAGGCTGCGGGTGCCGCTGCCGCGGACGCGGTTGGCGTTCTTGGAGCAACTGATGTTGCTACAGCACCTTCGCGACCCGCAGCTTCCTCTGCTGTGATTTCAGCTGGTGTGACAGCGGAGACGACCGGTGCCGCTACAGGTGCAGTTGCTGCAGCTGGTGCTGGTGGAGGAGGAGGCGGCGGATTCGGGACAGTCGTAGCCCCGCCAGAAGAAGCCGCAGATGCAGCTTCTGCCACGGCATTTACTTCGGCAGTTAAACCATCCGTCGCCGTCTTCACTGGCGTCTCTGGAGCAGGAGGCGTCTGCGACGTGCTAGAGGCTCTGCTGCTCGGCTCTGTCTTCCGCAGCATTTCATCGATTTCACGATTCATCCCCTCGAGCTGTCTTCTTAGATTAGTAGCTGCCACAAGTGCCTGATCTCTGCTTGTTCCCATGTCCTCGACAACCTGCTGAACAATTCCAACAGTTGTACGGTACGAGTGCTCGATCGTTTTTGCATAGTCAGCAGATGCGATCTGCATTGATGAAATTCTGCTTTGGATCTCTGTAGCAGTCAAGTTCTTCGCCTGTTCTGCCATGCTGTTCATGCTGGCTATCATGCTGTCAACTTCTGTCTTTGACATCTTACCAGCTCTCTCTTCTATCTCACCTGATATGCTCTCAATTGCACTGAAGTTGTCATTCAATAGCCGCTGTAGGATCCTGGGATCAACACCGAACGCTTGCGCAATCTGCTTTTGCTGGATGATGTTCATATTTTCAAATTCGACGCCCTGTGACTCTAGCTGGTTTCTTAGCTCCTCAATGAATCCCTCTTGATCCTCATTTGCAAGCCGGAAGAGCTCAAGCGTGTCCAGCGTGGCGCCAGTCGTGGCTGCGAGCTTGCTCATTGTCTCAGCTGCGCGATCAAAATTTGAAAACTGATCTGAAAGTCTTGTTACGTCGGATATGTTTATGCCTAGCTGGTGCATGGTTGCTGATAGAGAGGCCATCTGCTCCTTGGTCATCGCGCCGAAGTGACCAAAGTCCTTCATCATCTTTGCAACATCTTGCGCAATCACCTGTGGCACCTGACCCGATGCTTGCGCTGCTGCCATGACAACCTTATTGAACTCATCGAGCATCTCACCGCTAATTTTTCCAGTTGTCGATAGCTCGATCTGGAAGATTTCGTTCAATTCATCTGATTGCAGCCTAAGTGCATCCATCGAGAACTTGATGTTTTTTTGCAACTCAAATGACATTCCTTCGACGCCTGCATTGAACAGCCGCTGATCGTTAAGAATGACATCCTTGAAATCGCGTGATAGCTCCTCAGCACTCTTGATGAAAGCGGCTGTAGCTAGCTTTGATCCGTCGATCATTTGAACCTTAGCAGCTGCTAGGTCCTGAACAGACTGGTATGCCTGCTTGGAAAGCTTTTGCGCAACAGTATCGATCCCGAATTCTGTTCTTTCGAGCGCGATAGCATTTAATCCAGTGACGCTCTGCAGCATCGCCTGGACCTCAACTGTTGCGCTCGACATATTCTCAAGGCGCTGTGTAGACTGTTTGAATAGCTCTATTGCTTTATCAGCTGTCTTGAGAGCAGTTGTCTCAATGGTCTGCGCGAACGCGTCTGCTGCAGTTCTTGCTAGTTCAAACTGGTCTGTTACTATCTTAAGAACAGCGCCTGCTGTTTCTGCAGCTGCTGTGAGACCTTCAATAGTTTGACCAATTCGCGAAGCGTAGCTTGCGTCTGATTCGCCCGGTTGTTTCTCTAGAGTATCTTGGTCTGCTGGCATAAATATAACTATCTTATCGAGGATATCGGTGTATCATCGTCTAGTCCGTACTGATCCTTGGGCTGTGATTGTTTTCTTTCTTTTATTACGCGCCTAATGAACCAGTCCCTGTAAGATACAGGCATAGAGCGGATGGTCTCATAGCTCATTCCGAGGCTTCTCATGAGAAAATAGTGGTCTTCTAGTATGGTCTCTCTGCTTGACTCATTGAGGCCAAAAAAACGATGCACCCATTGGCAGACCCACCTTTGACTCGGCGCCGCATGAATTGCATCGCATGTCAACACTCATGTCTAGTCCAGGCTCAATAGCCGCCATGTGCTGACGAAGCGCGCGGCTATCTGCTGCTGGCATTGCCCTGATGAAGGCGCTGATTGCATTCTTGTCTGTCTTCCCGTCGATGCTTAGGAGCTGATTTTCCAGAGACTTTGTGACCGTTCCTTCGATTTTTGCGTCGGGGAAGAGCTTTGCCATCCTTTCACGGGCGCGTGTGGCTTCCTCCTCATCATTTGCTGTCATAAGCTTGAATGTGACTCGCTTCTTTGAGACAGGAAGAGAAAATTCAAACTCATTTTGTCCAGGTGCGACTGGATTTGTGCCCAATCGCTTGATAGCAAGATCTGATAGATCAAATGTATAGCTCCCCTGTCTTGCACACGCCGGACAAGTTGCAACAGCATTGTAGGCAGATCCGTATCCTGTAATTCTGATTGCAACCAAAATGGCAGTTCTATCTCCGATAAGCATCTCTCCAGGATCAATTGACTTATCGATAAGGCAGCTCTTTACTAGAGATGCTACTACAGTTCCTTCCTTTGCGAGCGCGCGAGAGAGAAGTATGTCCTCCTCCTGCGCCGTCATTGCCTTGATCTGCACTGATGTCACACCGTGCAGCGCGCTGCCTGCGGGATAAATGCCACCGCCCGATGGCAGCGGGATCTGCTCCACTGGGACTGTCCATCCAAAGACATCCTGCACAGGAGAAACTCGAGGTATGTTGCTAACAGCTAAATTTTGTGTCCCAAGATCGATCTTCTTTGGCATTTTCTCTCTTGAATCGGGCGAATGCAAATCTGCCCGCAATTTCATCTAAAATATAGAATTGCGGGCAGATCTTGTAAAATATTCTAAATCAGTACTGGAGCACGCACTGATCGAATCGAATTGTCAGTGCAATATCAACAATATCGTCGCCGCCATAATCGACGTTTCCAAAGGTTGCATTTGTCAGGAAGCAGCCCTTCATGTCCCAGAGCTCGACGACTGTTCCGATAGGATCCAGCATCTTTAGCTGGCAGTCACGCTTGTAGAAGTCAGCGTAACCAGAACGACCCGAGACTGACTCGTGGTGAGTTCTGATCCACTCCATCACCTGCTGCGCGCCTGAAGGAGCGATTGGGTCGTGCAAGTTTACGTTGATGGTGTTGAATGTCATCTTTCCCGAGATGTAACGTGTTGTATTAATCCAGGGAATAGCCTTGTCTGGCATCGTGAAGGTTGGCCTGCCGGCGGTCTTGATGAGAAAGGCGTCAATGCCCTCAATTGAAAATATCCATCGGTGCTTCCTCTTGGGTTCAAACTTATTTGGAAGCATATCCGTGACAGAAAGCGTCTCTGCCGATGTTGCCATTTTTAGCTCCTGTGTACCTTTACTTATTTATCACTGTGAAATCTTCTGATTTAACAAAAATCATGCACTAGACCGAGGCGCTCCTTCCTGTTACAACGAAGTCAACCGAGATGAACTCTGCTGTCCTTGTTGGCTGGATGAAGATCTTGCCCCTAATTGTGTTGTTCTCAATGTCTGCCTGCGTCGTGGTCGTCGTATCGATCTGAACCTTGTAGCGGTCCACACCTCCACCTGACTGAATCCTCTGCAAGATCGGGTTGACAAGCGAATTGAACCTATCAAGAGTTGCTTGCGTATTTGGCTCAAATAGGAGGCTATTTGCAACCTGCCTGACCTGACGCCTCAGGAAGATGAGGAGCCTTCTTACGTTGATCCTGTCAAGGGAAGAAGCAGCCTGGAGCAGAGTCTTCTGTCCCCAAACAACAAATCCCGTGCCTGGGAATGCAACAAGCGGATTGATCGAGGCATCGTAGAGCGTGTCAAGATCATCCTGCGATAGTGAGACAGATGAATCAACAACTGACGCCAGAGACGCTCTGTTGAATCCCGCTGGCGCGTTCCAGTATGCACCCACCCTGTCGTTCTTTGCAAACGCGCCAATTACAGCAACGCTTGGCGGCACTGAGGTGAGATCACCCGTGTCTGGATTCGTGATGGTGACGTCAGGGAAGTATGCTGCTGCAAATGAGGTGTTCAGATTCCTGCCCTCGAATGCGCTGACTGTGTATGAGACGTCAATTGTCGAGCTAGATCCCGTGATGACAGCATTGAATGCGTCTCTCTCCTCGATGTCCATGATGTACATTGCATCGAAACGATTCTCAATGGCTGTGATCGCGTAATTCGTGACCGATGAGTGTCGAATGCCTGGAATTGCAAGTATCTGGATGTCAGTATCAGACTTGCTTCCCATGATATCGACTGCCTTCTTGTAGGCTACAACAGTGGGACCGCTGGTGGATCCACCCTGGTTTCCTGCATCATCGATCTCTCTCTTGATCGCAAGGTTTGTGAGATTTGACTTTTGGCTATCAAAGATGTTCACGCCGTCAAATCCGCCCTGCATGATGACCTCAAACGAGACATACTGCGATGTTCTTGAGGTTACATTTGAAAGATCGTCAACTGTTAGGCCTCTTGTCTTGTTTGCTGCATTTGCAACGATATTTCCTTGCCTCACGTAGGATGCTGATGACCACTTAGAGGGATCGGCATACGTGCTTGAAGCGGTGACAACCTGAATGTTCTCAATTGTGAACAGGTTGTTGCAGAAAGCGTCGGCTGCAGAAGAATTCTCCACAAAGAATTTAGCATCTGATGGTGCAAATGAAGGGAAGAATTTCGTGTAGCTTGCGACGGAGTCGTTGACAACCTCTGTGTAGTTGTAATCAGATAGGCTCTGTAGCTGTAGCTGAGTTCCCCACGCGATGTTTGTTGATGGAATTCCGCCTGCATTTATATTTTTACGCATTGGAACAGGAGGAATCGCAGCCCTCTGGAGATCTAACAGGTGACCTGAATCCATGGTTCCGGGGTCTGATCCTGAAGCTAGAATGCTTCCTGACGTGTTGAGGTACCCGTAGCCCTTAAATCCAAATGGTAGCGCTGTTGCAGGAACATTGCCTTGGATGACATCGTCAGATATCTCGACTCTGACGTAGTTTCCGACTACAGGATAGTCTCCATCGATTGCCAACTTTTGAGAGCTTGAAGCTCTGTCAAAATCAAAGTAAACGTGCTGGTCGCCGATTGCACGTGCAACGTATGAAGTTGACGAGGGATCGAGGCTTAGCCCAGTAAACCGCTGTAGAAGTGTATCAGTTCCAAAGGTATAGACTGCAAGATCAAAGGTTCCAAAGCTGTAAGCAGGGTCCCTTGATGGCGTGATATTCTCAATGAGGACCTTGTACTTCTCGTTAGCGTTTGCGCCGTCAGAGAGGGACAGGACCCTAAAGAGCGGATACCTGGTTCCTCCAAAGTCCTGCGAGACGATGTACGGCGTGCGGGGAGTTGTGTAGCGCTCGCTAAAGTTTTCAAAGTTTGGAATGACAGCGGTTGACGTGTTTCTTGAGATTGAGCTCGTGGTTATGAACACAACATCTTGCTTTGTCTGGTCATTCAGTGTGTAAGGCGCATTGAATACGATTGTTCCAGTCGGCACTGCAAGCGAGGTTGGAACATCGTAATATGAATACAGATAGTGTCCCGCCTCTTCGAGCAAGAGTGGATCTGTGTTGAGCTTCTTGGAGATATGATTGTCTCCGATTTCAAGAGAAGCAGTAACAATGCTGGGATACGCGGTCGTATTTGTGTGTCCGTTTAGAAGCATCACAAACATTGATCCCGTGATTGAAAGAGATCCAGTAATTCCGCCGTTCCTTATTGCCGAGGTCGCGCCCGGTGCATTTGATCCGTTGATGTTCCCTGATAGCGTGAGTGAAACACCAGACGGCGTCATGATGACGCCTCGAATTATTGGATAGGCAGCCCTGTCTGCCTGAAGTCCTGCCTCGCTAAAAACAGTCGAACCAGCAGACTCAGACATGAATACGCCGAGGAAATGAGTTCTACCTTCATTTCCGCCGACGGATGCATACGGATTATTAGCAACAACTCCAGAATCCTGGACCTGGCGGACACCAACAACAAATCCGGCATTTGTGATCTGACCAGTTGCTGCGCTTCTCTTGTTTCCATCACCAATTCCTAGCACGCGGAGGTAAGTGGCCTGGCTTGCATTGGCAAGCCACTGACTTACAGCTAGCGGACCAAATCTATCTCCGCTCTCTCCAAACAAAGTCTTCCATACGCCGTAGGTCGTGAAAGTCACAGGAACAAACGCGGGACCCGTCTCAGAAGTTCCGATTATTCCGGCCGGAATGCCTGACGCAACTGCTTGCGTAGGCTGCGACTGGTCTATGATGTTTACTGTTACGTTGGCACTGCCCATTTATCTGCTCCTATTCGTAAGTATTCTCAAACAAACTCTACGCCAGCATTCGTGATGATGAAATCGATAGCAATGTACTCAACAGCCCTGGTTGGGACAATTACTATTCTTCCATTAAGCTTGTTTTGCTCAATATCAGTCTGCGTGTTATTGGTCTCATCCATTGTAATAGAGAATGTCTCTATTCCGCTTTGGCTCTGGACGAGCGTCAGCTCAGGTGTGAGCTGGCTCACAAACCTTGCACGAGTTGAAGCTGTGTTTTGCTCAAACACGTACTGGAGTCCTATTCTTGAGACGCGCCTCGCGAGCTCGATGAGCATGCGCACGACATTGACACGATCAAGAGCAGAACGCGATATCTGCAGCGTCTTCTGTCCAAATATGACGAATCCTGCACCCGGGAATGAAGTGATCGGATTGATCCTTGCATCATAGAGACTATCTCGATCAGTGCTCGTCAGCCTCGTTGCAAGGCTTGTGACATCTGCAAGTGAAGCTCTGTTGAATCCGGCGGGTGCATACCACGGGAATCCAACTTTATCATTCTGAGCAAAAGCGCCCAGTGCAGCGACGGATGCTGGAACTCTGACCCTTCTTCCTGATGTTGAATCAAGGAGATTCACGTCTGGGAAGTAAACAGCCGCATACCTGTTGTCGATATTTCTACCAGAAAACACCTGGATGGTGTATCCGACATCGGGCTGGACTGTAGCATCGAATATCCTTGCGCCCGCATCGCTGTATGCAGGAACATCCATTATGTAGAATGCACGTGCAAAATCTCGGGTCTTCAGCAGCGCATAATTTGTGATGTTTGGATCCCTAATTCCTGGAATTGTAATTGTGTTTACCTGGGAGTTTAGAGTATCCGTGATGATGTTAATTGCGCCCCTGTAGGAGTTTATTGCAGAATTCGTTACGCCGGATCCAAAGACGTTGGATGTAGCGCTAACGTTCAGACCTATGTCGGGCGAGGATATTGCCTTGCCGCCAGATTCCTGTGATGACCCCTTGTCATTAAGGGCAGACATATCTGGATCTAGGATGTTTGTGCCATCCCAGCCTCCGTACATGACGTTTGTGAACTTTGTGAACTCGCTAAATCTATTGAACTGGTAGGACGAAGTGAGTGCACACAGAGATGCAAGCGTCACGCGCGCTGTTGTCTCTCCTGCAAAAGTAATGGTATAATTCGGTGCAGCCGGCTTGCTTCCTCTGCCGTAGAAGGCATTGATCATGTGCTGGTCAACTGTACCGGTTAGATCTGCTGTAGCACCATTGTAGAATGCCACACGAGCCAGCGTGAACTTATTTGAGCAGAATTTATCAGCACCCGATCCAGTCACAAGGGTGTCTAGCTTCTGGATGCCAGCGAATTTGACAATATTGTCGATGAATTCATTTCTGTATCCGCCTGCATTTGGATTCAGAGTGCTTGTAACTCTCTCTGGCTTCACGCCCCAGTAGAGTCTTGCGTCGACCTGCTCAGATGATCCTGCATCTCCGAGGAAGGCTCCGGATCCCTTTGTATCACCGGTCGTAACCTTGAATCTCATTGGAACTGGTGGGACAATTGATGAAGTTAGGTCTGTGCTTGCCCCTCGAACTGTTAGACGACGAGTCTGTGTTGGTGTGCCAGTGTCAGTAAGGAAATCATTTGTCTTGAGTACTGGCAAGCCGCTGAAACCGAACGGGAGAGCTGCAGAAGGAACATTTCCCGATTCAACCTGGCTATTCATTACAACCCTGACAAACCTTGAGACGTTTGGATACTTGCCTGATGCAATGAATCTCCTCTCGCTCTCATTTGCTGCATCAAAGTTAAAGTAGACTTTCTTGTCTCCGATGACCTTGGCGATGTATCTATCGCTAGCAGGATTCAGATTACAGAGCGGGAACTGCTCAAGTATTCTGACGTCTGTATCGTTGTCAAAGAAATCCCTAACAACAACCATAAAGGTTCCGTATGGATCTGCAGGATCGTCTGACTTCCTGAGATTTGATATCGAGATCTTGTACTTTGTGCTTGTGTCAATTCCGCTTCCAATTGTCTCAAAGTGGAAAAGCTCGTATTCCTTGTCGACAAACGGCTGACTGATGAACGAAGTTGTGCGTGCAGCCTGGAATCTTGCATCAAACTTTCCAAAAGCCCTGACAAACGGAAGAGAAGAATCGCCCGATGCAGCAGAAGTGTCCAGAGATCCGCTAGCAAGCCCGACTGAATTTGCAGCATTATCAAGCGAGGCAACTGTTGAATCGACAGGAAAGTGCGAGTAGAGAAGATGCTCCTGTGACTGAAATAGTGAAGGCGAGGTATTAAGGATCTTTGAGATGTAATTTTCACTATCGGGATCAAGCGATGCAGTGTAAATTCTTAGGCATGTCTGACCATCAGCAGTTCCAAATCCAGGAGAAGAGCTTGATATTACGAGCTTGAACTCCCTTGTTGAAGCACCTGCAGAAGCGATATCATCAGCTGTATTGGCAGTGCTATATGCCTGATTCTCGTTCATGATCATAGCACGTGTGCCAGACGCAAGAAGCAGGACACCCCTAACTAGATTGACAGTCGAAATTGATCCAACCTCTGGGAATGATTCATTCTGAGTGAATACAGGGTATGAATCTTCAATATCGCCCGTTGTAACATCGTGTCTTGCCACAATAAGCTGAACGAAACCCTTGCCCCTAAGATCGTTGACAGCAGCTGTAGTTCCAGAAATAACCATTCCAGCCCCGGCTGTAACTCCCTGCGTCTGTGTATTGAGGATATCTCCTGTCGTAGCGTTTCCACCTGCGCCTAGAACTCTAACGAATGTTAGTGCATTTCCGTTCTTGAAATATTCCTGAGCTGCGTAATAGGCAGAGGATCTGTTATTTCCAGCATCTCCGAAAATGTTTGTGAACTCGCTTAAGGATGTTACGGTAGTCGGAACAAAAGCCGGACCCATTGGTGAGGTTCCGATAAGACCTGCAGGTGTACCCACGATACCCGCAGTTGGTCCGCTTAGATCTATCTCGGCCTCAAAAAATCCAGGGGACCGATAGGTCACTTCTGCCATTTTCACTCCAGTTGCATTCTTAACAAATACATATCCCGAGAACTAATGAAATGACTAATCCTTAGTCTCTTCGATCTGTGTAAGAACTCTTCCGCTAGAAATTTTTTCACCCTGTCTAGGCTCTCTGGTCACAAGAGTTTCGTATCTACGTCCCGATTGTGTGTCATCCACAGTTTCGAGGTAGTTATTGTCTCGATTTTCAACCGGTGTACCGTCTTCATTTAGACGCGCGACGTCAGTCAAAATAAATGAGTTAACCTTCGCATTTGCACCAGGTGTGTATGGTGGCTCTGCTATTTGCTGTCTGATCTCGTATGTGTCAAAAGTAATGTCAGGTGCTGTGTGAAATACACGGTAAGGAGTGCTAATTCCGGGATGCTTTGGTGCCAAAATGTATGCAGGAACTCTTATTGAAAAATTGTACTTTATGACCCTTTCTGTTCCTGAGTAGTTTTCGAAGTTGTCTCCTGATGTAAATGTTCCCATCAAGAATGCAGTAAAAGTGAATCCCTTGTTTGAGACGATGTTGAACTCTCTTCCCTGACCGTCTGTCTTGGCCAGCATTGTCTCTAGAAGCTGATTCATCTGTGACATGTACTGAGTCCAGAAAGTGACATCATAATTGAGCTGTACGAAAATCGGGTATGGAATTGTTATAACCTCCATGATATTATTTCCAATATCATTATTGAGGGCAAATCCTAGCCTTCCTCCTCCAAATGCAATTCCAGGTCCATTTCTTCTCGATGTCTTGGTTCCAGGAATTGTTCCCGCGCCTGGTGAGACATCATTTCTAATGAAGTGTCCTCGAGAAGTGACGTTGTCCTGGTTTTTTATTGAAAGCTTGTTGACTATATTTTGATAATCTCTATCTGACGTATCAAGTCGCTTTCTGATCACATAATCAGTGTTTTGCCTGAATGAGATTGCAGTGCCTCCCGCCTCTGCTTCGGTCTTGAACCCAATGTTGGACCGCTTGATTGCAATTAGAGGTAGAATTAATGCGTTATTTTTATCACGTATCGGCTTTTGACGCCGAGTCAATGCAAACCGCTCACCTGCAGCAAACACGACTGGGACCTTTGTTGTCTGCTCATTGACCTTTATCTCGAATGCAAGGCGCCTATCAAATAGCTCAAATAGGGCACGATCAACATCCTCAATTCCGCATGACGGAAAAGAAAAGTTTTCAGGTACATTGAACCCTTCGTATCCCTTTTTTAGTTGTTCTTTGGGTGGCATCTTTACGACTCATCGTAGAATGAAGATCCAACGCTGTCTGGGTCCCCAAGCGGAGATACTTCTGCAGGGCCTGTGATGGGAGCGTCGAGAACACCGTTTTGCTGCAAAGCTCGAACATCTCCTGTCTTCCCAAGCTTGTTCTTTTCGTAGCCGCGCTGCTGAACAAACGTCTCCTGGACCGCATCTGGATCGCTGTACCACTCTGAGGTTGGTCCAAAGATCTTTGAAAGGAACTGTCCTTTTCTCGACTGCTTGCCAGTAATTGTAATAAAGCTTTTGTGCTCAATCTGGCCAAAGATCGTATCGGTTCTCGGCGCTTTGACTATTTCAAAGAATGTTTCTCCGTAAGTAAAGAAGTCACCTTCTTTTAGGTCAATTCCCTTGTCAATAAGATCTCTAACCTGAATGTATGCCTCAACTGTGTAGTATTCTTCTGAACCGAACTTGTTTGTCACGATCTCCTGGGGAGAGTACTTGACGAGGCATTCGAGCTCGATTGGAGTTTCAAATATCTTGTCAGGAGATTCTTCATATACATCATGCACTTGGGACTTGATCTCGCTGATTGCGAAATAGTAGATCTTCTGTCCAACAACATCCTTGACAAGCTCTTTTGCAATATCATTGATGAAGTTTATCTCTCTAGGTGTTACAAATAATCTTGACATCTATCACCCCATGAATATGGCTTTGCCGTTTGGAACAGGTATCTTTTGCAATTGCTTGGTTAGATTCTCTGCACGAGTAGCAGCAACTTCAATAAGCTTATCATATGTCAGCGTATCAAGCATCTCCCTCAGCTTGGTGACAAGATTTGTCTTGTCTTCTCTTCCCTTTCCTATGAGATCAGCACCGTTGAGTGTGACTGTTCCACCGGGAATTGGAATATTTCCAAACTTATTTCTGATTAATCCGAGCTGCTCCATGCAGAGAGCGATCGTATACTGCCTAATCCACTGCCTTCCTATACTGTTGACTCTTGTGTAGGTGATGTTTCCAAAGGGAATGTTTGACAAGTTTGAAACGCCGTTTATTGTCTCGTCTCCATAAGCTGGATCAAGTGGATTTGCATAGTATCTGACCCGCACCCAAAGCTTGTTTGGTACCTCGTTTAGTGTAGGCGTCGGAAAAATTCTTAAACTCGTTCCTATGACTCGATAAGCATAGTTTGATCTTCTAACTCTGTTTGACATATCAAGCATGCCAGCCCTAAGCACGTCCTCAAACACTGGCAAAACATAGAATATTGTTTCCGGTGTAAATGACTCGAACGAGAAGGCGTTATTGAGGTAGTTAATTGCTGATGTAGTGTCAAAGAATCTGTAAGCTGCTTGCGGGCTGAAGTGGAAGACTTCCATTATTCTCATCTTTGTTCTAGGAGATGAGTTGTCACTTCCGCTAAAGAGCGAAATGCCAGATGAATCGACCAAGTCTGTGTATAGATCGTAATCTTGTCTGCCTGGCTGGAGAGTAATTGATCCAGAATAGTGGTTGTATGATCCTCCGATTCCTGCTTCAGTGGCATACGGCTCAGCAAATCTCGCGAGATACTCAAGGCTCTCACGCGGCATCTTATTGCTTGCCTCAGCTCCTGATCCCGTGTTAAATCCAAGATAGGTCAGCATCTGAGATTTTGCTTGATATTGATTCAGGACTGCGCCGTATTCCAGCGATGCTTCTTCGAAGTTTCCCCAGATCATCTTCTTTGTGAGCTCAACAGACAGAACGTCATCACCTAGCTTTCTCTTGACAAAGGTAATCATCTTGTCTGCTTCATCCTGGAAGGCAGCATCAGAGTCAAAAATACCAAATGGAGTAGGATTCAAAGTGGTGCTGAATGTTGACATCGTCACACTCTCAGATATTAGATACATATGCACTAAAAAATCATCGCCACCCAAATCGGGTGGCGATGAGATTAATGTTTAGAGATTATTACGCGAGTGTGGGGGTATCGTTCGTCCAACCAAACACGTAATAATTGGTGCCATCACCAACTATCGATATGTAGTCACCAACTGCTGGGTTGGCGAGTGTAATTGAAGATCTATTTGACACAGCGTTGCGAGCAAGCGTCGTGCCGTTTGTGTTGTCAAAAATGGCACCCTGGATCTTGGAACCGCCACCGTTGATGACATGAGCCTGCGCGCTTCCTGCGTGGAAAGTGACATGGAAACCTGCTGCTGTGGCAACAGCTGGAAGCGTGAATGTCTGAGCTGAACCCGCCACAGGAGCGAGAACTGCGCCGCTGTCATCAAGGGTTAGTGTCGATGTTGTAGCGACAACCTGCTTCTTGGCACCGCGGATCTCACTTGAGACGTCAAAACCCGAGCCCGATGACTGAACAAGTCCCTTACCGGGAGTGTATGTAACCTTTGGCATGTGAACCTCCTATGCTCCGAATGCTTCCAATCCCCTGTCGGTGTCAGGTGTTCACTCAGATTGGGCCTATTGATATCTATAACAGACAACCTTCTTGATTTTGTTCTGTCGTAAAATAATATGCTAGAAACAGCGTCAATCAGGCAAGTGTTACTTCGTCTTCACACCAGCCGAACACATAATAGTTAGTTCCATCACCGATGATAGTGAAGTAATCACCAACTTCGGCACCTGACAGGGTGATCGAAGATCTATTCGTCACAGCCTGGCGGGCTAGTGTGCTCCCTGCAGTCGCGTGGTAAACTGCACCTTGCATCTTGGCTCCGCCGCCGTTGATGACGTGGACCTGTGGGCTTCCTGCGTGGAAAGTGACATGGAAACCTGCTGCTGTGGCAACAGCTGGAAGCGTGAATGTCTGAGC